TTCGACCTTAGATTCAAACAGTGATTTAGAATTATCCGCAGCAGGTACCGGCAAAGTCCTTATACCTAACAACGATTTACAAGTTAATGACACATTTACTGTAATAGGAACTACTAATCTACAGACTACTAACATCAACGGAACGCTAACATTAACCGGTGATGCTAACATTACAGGTAATGTAGTACAAAATGGTGACCTTAGCGTATCCGGTTCTTTCTTTTCAGCTTCTTTAGATCTCGAAAATATTGAAATAGTTCAAAATAACATTAGGACTAAAAACAGCAACCAGGATCTACAATTAGAAGCCGCAGGCACGGGAAGAATATATGTGCCATCTAATGATGTACAGATAGACCAAGACTTAACCGTTAATGGTCAGATTATCGGAACAACTATAAACAACAGCGGTACGATCACTTCGACGACAATCAGAAACGAAAATATCGTTATAACTTCAAACACTATAACAACAACACTGTCGGATTCTGATCTAGAACTTAGATCAAACGGCACAGGAAAAATCTACGTTTCAAGTAGTGATGTACAAGTTGATGAAGACCTCGAAGTTCTTGGTACTACTACCTTAGCCGACACTAATATTGTTGGTTCATTAACAGTCACCGGCGATATTATACAAACAGGAAATCATACACAAACAGGTGACTTGTCAATTACTGGAAATCTTTCTGTAGGAAATTCTGCTCAGTTTGAAAACATCTTAATAGATGATAATGTTATTACTACCACTGAGTCAAACAGCGATCTAGAACTAAGAGCAGCAGGCACAGGAAATATAATTGTTAGCGGAACAGATCTCGAAGTTCAAGGTGATTTAGCTACTACCGGAACATTATCTGCTAATTCTCTAAATATTACCACAGACATAAATGCCGATCGCTATACTAACGGTAACATCGTAATTGAAAATAATACGATCCTTACTACTCTTTCTAACAGCGATTTAGAATTAAGAGCCGATGGAACGGGTGTGGTTGAAATAACCAGCGACACTTTAATAAATCAAGATCTATCAGTCACTGGTACCACAACACTTTCAACCACAGATATCACGGGAACTGTAACACATGTGGGAGATCTATTACAGACTGGCTCTGTTACCCACACAGGAAATTACAATCTAACAGGCAATCTAACAGTCGGTACCTTTGCTCAGTTTGAAGATATTAGGATAGACGGCAATCAACTCTATACCACCGATTCAAATAGCAACTTAGAACTGTTTGCCAGCGGTGCCGGAATAGTCTACGTACCTAACAATGATGTATTAGTTGGACAAGACCTTACAGTAAATGGCACGCTAACAGTTGAAAATTTATCTCTGACAATCTTACAAACAGAAATAGTACAGACTAGCGATATACAAATACAAAATAATTTTATCACAACTACTTTATCAAATTCAGATCTTGAATTACGTGCTAACGGAGCAGGAAAAGTAGTTGTACCTGATGCTGATCTATTAGTTCAAAATGATCTAACTGTACAAGGAAATACAGATCTCCAAGATACCGATATAACAGGAACGTTAACACAGATAGGCGACACTTTACATACTGGAAACACAACACAAACTGGTGATTATACTCTCAACGGAAATCTTGAAGTAAGTGGTCTAGCTGAAATTGCCGACATACAGATAAACGGTAATCAGATATCGTCGATAAACGGATTTAATCTAGTTTTAGATGCTCCGGGTTCCGGGATAATTTATGTTCCAGAAAATGATGTTTTAATTGAAAACGATCTGTTTGTTAACGGCACCTTGTATGCTAACAATGTTATCGGTACATTTGGTTCTTTACAGTCAAACGAGATAGATACCGGCGATATTGTTGTGCGTGGAAATAGAATCACAACTACTTTATCAAATTCAGATCTTGAATTACGTGCTAACGGAACCGGTTCGGTAGTAATCGATAATACCGATTTAATTGTTAATGGAAATCTCGTAATTACTACAGATGTTGAATTAAACAACACACAGATCACCGGAACATTAACGCACAGCGGTACTGCTAATCACACAGGTACTGTAAATCAAACAGGAGCATATAACCTAACAGGTAATATGAACATTACCGGAACAGTCCAGTACAGCAACATACGTGTTGAAGGTAATGTAATTAGGACAACTACACCGGGTAGTGATCTAACTTTCCAAGCCACAGGCAGCGGAATAATCACAGCACCGTTTAACGATGTTGAAATTACACAAAATTTAAATGTTTCAGGTGATGTAACTACCACAGATATTATAGCATCTAGTTCTATAACAGCACCAGTAATTAATCTAGGTTCTATAACGATCAGCGGAAATCTAATAACAACTAGTACATCTAATACTAATCTAGAATTACGTGCCAATGGTACTGGCGGTATAGAATTAGAATCAGTTATAGTAAATCAAAATCAGATATCTACTCTAACCAACACTAATTTAATAGTAGCACCAAACGGTACAGGTATAGTAGATTTCCAAGGCACACAGGCCGTAAGGCTACCTAGAGGTACTACTGCTGAAAGACCCGTAGGCCAAGCAGGTCAAATAAGATACAACACCAATAATAACTATTACGAAGGTCACGACGGATCTAATTGGCGTAGGCTAGACGGAGTCTACGATCTAGATGAAAATACCTATATCACGGCAGAAACAACTCCCGGCGCCAACGATAATGTAATCAGCTTTTATATCAACGGGTTAAATCGTGCTACCCTAAACGCCACAGATTTTTCTACTAGCAACGTCAATGTCGGCAATATAAATATCACTGGTAATACGATTTCTACTACTAATGCCAACGGAAACCTAGTATTAGCTCCAAACGGCACTGGTAGCACAGTTATTGGTGTTTTTGCCATACGAAACAACACGATCACAAACACACAGAACGATGCTATAACTTCATTTAACCAAACAGGTACAGGGTATTTCAAGATTGACGGTACTAATGGTTTTGTTCTTCCGAGAGGAACAAACGTCGAACGCGGTGTATTGTTTGAAACTGGTATGATGCGATTTAATACCACAGACCAGCGTGTTGAAGTTTATGACGGCGTTACGTGGGTTTCAGCAGCAGGTAGTTCGGGTACTGGCATAACATATTCAGAAGCTGAAGGGTTAGCGATTACTACAGCATTAATTTTTGGATGATTATAAATGGCAACATTTTTTAGAAACAAAGTGGTGAAAGATTTAGGAACAGTATCTACACATATGGTAGAAACTACTGCCGCTAGCCGTGTAACAGTTATCGGCCTAAGCATGACTAATCTAACTACTGCTGTAATCAAAGTCAGTATCACTTTAACCGACAATACATCTACTACAGGATATTTTATCAAAGATGTCACCATTCCGCCAAACCAAAGTCTGCGTGTGATTAACGGCGGCGAAAAATTAGTCATGGCAGAAAACAATTTATTAGCAGCATCTGCTGACAGAGAAAATGCTGCCGACGTTATAGTAAGTTATGTTGAGATCGTATAAGGGGAACAGTTATGACATATTATATAGGTGATTATAATGTAGAAGGAATTTTAGGCGTTGGTGTTCCTAGATTTTTTTATGGTCTTAGAAGAACAGACAACGGAGAATTGTATCTAGGACGCCTAGATCAGCTTTCCGCAGAAGATTCAGTTGAAATCAATCAACCCGGAGTACCCGAAGACAACTATAATGATTTTGAAGTTGGTATTGATTTTTTAGAAGGCATCGATGTTAACCACGATAATGTTTATGGAAATCTTATCTATCAACAGTACAGGTGGGATAATAGAAATTTATATTATTACATCGACGAAGACGGACAACTGGTAGTTCGTATTAGCGAAGAATATCAGTATCCGGCAGGAATTTAAGAGATAAATTATGGCAGAATATAAGATTAGTAGAATAAAGTTTACCTGGAAAGGGGACTGGCAACCTGACTTTAACTATATCAGAGATGATATCGTAAGATTTGGAGGAAAGAGTTATGTCTGTATCAAACGACATACATCGTCTACCCAGAGTTTTTATGCTGATCTTAACTTTATAAATCAAGAAACTATTCCGGCGTCTGACGATCCTCGTTGGGAGTTAATGTTTGATGGATACGAATGGCGTGGCGACTGGACTCCATTAACCGTATACAATGTCGGAGATATTGTCAAATATAAGGCTATCTCATATGTCTGTGTCAGCTCGCACACTTCAAATACAGAAACTATCGGCTTAGAAGGTGATCAAAGCCACTGGGTATCTTATGCTAGATCCGACGAATGGAAAGGGGACTGGCAGACCAGCACGATATATTCTGTTAGAGATGTAGTAAAATACAATGGTATAGTATATCGTTGTGTGGCTAGGAATATTTCCAGTGATGTCACTACAGGTTTAGAAGGCAATTTCGCTGATTGGGAAATAGTAAATCCCGCACAACAATGGCGTCAAGCATGGACGACAAATAGACGATATAGAAAAAATGATATTATCAAATACGGTGGTATTGTTTATCGTTGCGTCGATGGACACACTTCAGCATCAACTGCCGCTGATGGTCTCGAAGCTAATCAAGCCGCCTGGGAAATCGTTTATAAAAATATCGAATATAAAGGCGATTGGGTCCCAGAAGTGTTAACACCTGCTACTCCAGGATTTAGATATAAACTTAATGACCTAGTAAAATATGGCGGCAATGTTTGGATCTGTGTAGATCACCATACCAGCACAGACGAGTTTGATCTAACCAAATGGCAGGTCTACATCCTAGGTTTCGAATTTGAAAATGAGTGGGATACTAACACGGTGTATCAACGCGGTGACGTTGTACGGTACGGCGGATATGCCTACGAAGCCTTGAATAACAATACGGGTCAAAATCCTGCGACCTCGGCCGCACAAAATGACGACAGCTCAATTGCTTTCTGGAAGTTATTATCTATTGGATATAGGATTCTAGGCGAGTGGGCTAACAACACTGCTTACTTTGTTGGCGATACTATTAGACGCAATGGACAATTATACACCGCGATCGCAGATAATATAACAGATCCTAACGTAGATCCCATCGGATGGGAATTAGTTATCCCAGGAGAAAAATATAGAAAAGAATGGGAATTGAATGAAACTTATGCTATAGGTGATATAGTAGCTTTTGAAGATAATACTTATAGGTGTCTAACAAAGCACTTAGCTTCCAATATTAACCAGAGGCCCGACAACGACTACGATAATAATCTGTGGACTCTGTTAATCAGAGGCGAGCCCACAAACAGTCTGAGGTATCAAGGAGATATCAAGGTCTATGGACTGACCGATGATGGCAGCAGCCTAGACCAAACAAGATTACCGATCGGTGTTGTTGGCCAGGCATTGCGAGTAGTTGATAGTATTCCAAGCTGGGAAACATTTAATCAGACGCAGAAGGTCTATTATGTTAGTACAGAGGGAGTCGATGCCCCAGATAACGGAACAAGCCTTAACAGTGCGTTTAGAACTGTAAGATATGCCTGCGGATTTGCCATCGGTCCTGCTACGATTTTTGTTAAATCGGGCGTATATTCTGAAATTCTGCCTATACGTGTTCCTAAAGACATTGCCATAGTCGGCGAAGAACTAAGAAGCACAATAATTGAACCATTATACGATCCAGACAATATTTCTTATGATGTAGACGGCGATCCTTACGCAGATCCTTTGGATTATAGATTGTCAGACATGTTCTATGTTAACAATGGTTCTGGTATTAGAAACATGACATTGCGGGGGCTAAACGGGTCTCTAAGCAGCATTAACCAATATGGAACTCGTAGACCAACCGCCGGTGCTTATGTTTCTCTAGATCCAGGCCTAGGACCAACAGATAGTTCTGTATGGATTACTACAAAATCCTGTTATGTACAGAACGTAACTACGTTCGGTAATGGTTGTGTAGGATTAAAAGTCGACGGAGCATTACACAATGGTGGTAACAGATCTATCGTTGCCAACGACTTCACACAGGTTCTCAGCGATGGCATCGGTGCTTGGGTAACAAATAATGGTTTATCAGAACTTGTGTCTGTGTTCTCATACTACGGACATATGGGTTATCTAGCTGAAAATGGTGGTAAGATACGTGCTACTAACGGTAACTCATCTTACGGAACATATGGTTGCGTAGCAGAAGGAGTTGACGAAACCGAGACACCTGCTGAAGGAAATATTAATAATAGGACAGGCGACGCTATCGTTGCTTCTGCGTTCTCAGGCGAAGCCAACGATGAGATTTTAAATTTAGAATTTTCAAACGCAGGCTCGGAATATACATCAGCAACATTTAGTTTTGTTGGTTCTGGAGTAGGTGCTTCTGTGATCGCAGATGAATTCCGCGACGGTGGAGTATTTGAATGGAGGCTGTTAGATCCTGACGAGGGAGAATTCCTAGGTGGCGGCGGCTTTCAATCAGTGGGTAACAATGCTCAGGGCGGCGACACTACAGGTATTACTATCGCATCTAACGATGAAGCATTAGAAACAGATTATATTGGCTGTAGAATTATTATAACCAGCGGTACAGGAACAGGCCAATACGGTACAGTGGGATTCTACGATATAGTAACTAAGAGGATTGATGTTTACAATGAATACGACGGTGCTCTTGGATGGACCCATACTATTCCGGGTTATCCGTTAGCAACATTATTAGACACAACATCTGTATACAGAATAGAACCTCGACCCATTACCGCAGCTCCTACGTTTGTTAGTAATTCGCAGGCAGGGATTATTAATTATTTTACAGATGCTATCTATATAAAAGAAGTAGGCAGACTAGTCGCAACCGGAAGAAACGGCGCAGGAAGTGCCGGAACTATTTTTATAGGCACTGACGAAACTAATCTTGCTATAGATACATCAACTATTAACGTGGATTTTTATACAGCAGTAGCATGGGATGGCGCTAGTAAGATCGCAGCAGTTACTAACGGTACATCTGCTATCGTTGGAACCTGGAGTCCTTCATCCTTTACATTTTCTTCGATCGATGCTAACATCGGTATTAACGGCTGTACAAATATCGCTGGCGGCAACGGTATTTTTGTGGCTACAGCACCAACAACTACAAATTCAGTGGCTGTTTACAGTTCTGGTTCGTGGAATCTAAGATCTACACCTACTGCTCCATGGACAGCAGCGGCCTACGGTAAAAATAAATTTGTGATTATTTCTACAACCGGAAAAACTGCTACAAGTACAGACGGTATTACCTGGGCAGCAGGATCGGATATTCCTGCTTTTGGAGATTCTACACAGCCGGCATGGACCGATATGTGCTACGGTAACAATCGATTCGTAGCCATATCGTCAAATACCAATGCTGTTGCTTATAGCTTCGATGGCGTTACATGGTACCTGTCAACATTACCGTTTGACACCGCATGGAGAAGAATCAGCTACGACCAAGGTCTATTTGTCGCAGTGAGCACAGCATCTACATCTTATGTTGCTGTTTCAGACAGCGGCGGATGGGCTTGGCAGTTAATGTCACTTGTTGGGGGCTCAATCGGTAGAGATGCTCTAGCGTTTGTTCCTAATACAACTACCCGAGGAAGGTGGGTGTTGTTATCTATAGATTCTGGTACAGTAGACACATTTCAATACGGTGCGACATTTAGAGGAAGACCAACAATCACTGGCGGCCGTATATCTAGTATGAAAATTTGGGAACCCGGTAGCGGATATAATGCTCAGCCAGTGTTTACTTTTTCAGATCCTGTGTCAACATCACAGCCAAATTACGAATTTAGGATAGGCAACGGTGTTCTAGCAAATCCAACATTTCTGAATCGAGGTATTGGTTATAAAACATCTACTACTAGAGTAACTGTAAGTGGCGACGGCCATGCTGATGTTTATCCTCTAGGCGGCGATATCATTGTCGACGGCGTACCTAGAGTTGTTAGAACCGGTGCTAACTTTGAATTAAATCTGATAAATTGGACACCCTCTGTGCTGCCCATATCTGGTCCATGGGCAGGGGTTACTGCTGGCGCAGATAAGTTTGTAGGTATAGTCTCTCAAGGATTAGGACCAACACAGATAGTGTATTCGGCTAACGGTGAAGGGTGGACAAGTTCTACTATTTCTGTACAGCGAGATTGGCGCGATATAAAATTCGGCAATGGAGTGTATATAGCAGTGGCCTACGGAACGACATTCGCTAGAAGCACCGATGGAGTAACATGGACTACTGTTACAGTGCCAAACGCCAATTGGTCATCTGTAGATTACTTGAACGGAAAATGGGTTGTTGTCTCTAATGGGTCGGCTTCTTCTTTATATTCCGTCGACGACGGTGTGACTTGGCAAACTTCATCTTTACCAACCAGTGCTCAGTGGATTAAAGTAAGACATGGCGCCAACAATTTTATAGCGATATCTACCAACAACGACAAAATAGCATTATCTGTCGATGGACAGGCTTGGATATTGAGATCATTAACTAGCACTGCTGAATGGTCTGATATTGCCTATGGTAATGACAGAGTGTTGATCATTGCCCGAAATACAGACGAAATAGCTGTATCGGAAGATGATGGAAATACATGGGATGCCGAAACCGGGCCTGCTGTAGATGATTGGGCATTGTTAATATTCGCTAATAGAAAATTTGTAATGTTTTCTGGTACAGGCTCCGCCGCATATTCATCTAGACTGGGCGATTCGTGGTTGGAAAGAGAGTTCCCTCTATCAAGCCCATCAGCTGCAGTAGCAGGACTAAACAAATATCTTGTTTTAGCCGATGATGATGCGGCTGTAGCTTCGGATGGTACTGATAATAGAGTTTACAGAGTATTAACTGTTGATGTTCTAAGCGGGTCTCCAGGAAATTATAGATTGGCTATACGAGTAGGTCCTGATTTTAATAGAACCACAACACCTGAGCATAATGCTCCAATTGAAATACGAGAAAAATACAGCCAAGTTCGTCTGACCGGACACGATTTCTTAGAAATAGGCACAGGAAATTTCGAAGATACGAATTATCCTACAACGAATTTAATCAATATAGCACCAGAAAACGAAGTATATTATCGAGGCGGTGGACGAGTATTCTATACTTCAACTGACCAAGACGGTAACTTCCGAGTCGGAGAGCTGTTTGCAGTCGAACAGGCCACTGGTGTAGTTACGATCAGTGCTGATTATTTTGATCTTGGTGGCTTATCAGAATTGAGATTAGGTGGAATCCGTGTAGGCGGCACAGGTGTAGTTATACGTGAGTTTTCAACAGATGTTACATTTGCTGCTGACTCTAATAACATTGTTCCTACAGAACGAGCAATTAAAGCCTATATTGAGCGAAGGATTTCTGGTGGTGGTTCAGAAGCAGCTACTGGTACGCTGATTGCAGGTACTGTTAGAATAGGTGGTCCAAATAATATCGGTAGCACCACCGGTACTTATGTGAATCTACCAAGAAATATGAACATAAAAAAGGGTATATCGGGCATGATGCTGGCTATGAGTATGTTTTCAGACTCATTTAACAGCAATCTTGATGGGCAAGAAGTAGGTAGGGATTTGGGTTAAAAACATATTAGATAAATATGGTATCGAAGATCGGAGTAATCGATGGCAGAGTTTAAATTAGGTAGAATTAGATTTATATGGAAAGGTGAGTGGGTCTCTGGGACGACCTACCTCAAAGATGACGTAGTACGGGTAAACGGTAAGGTTTACATCTGCGTTATCGGTCATACAGCTGATTCGAATTTTTATGTAGATGCGAATAATGTTCCAGCACGTTGGAATCAAGCCAGCGACGGAACCGCATGGAGAGGCGACTGGACTCTAGACACAGAATACTTTGTCAACGATATAGTCAAATATGGTGGACAACTATACATCTGTTTAGTAGGACACACATCAGCAGCCACTGCCAGCGACGGACTTGAAGTAGATCTAGACCTTGGTGATAGTACACAGACCAAATGGGACCAGTTTGCCGAAGGGTTCGATTGGAAAGGTGACTGGACAGCAGATACTAGATACAAACTAAATGATATAGTCAAATACGGTGGCAACACTTATCTCTGTAACCTAGGTCATACATCTGCTCCGACGGCAGCGATGGGTCTAGAAGGACTAGACAGACTAGTTTCAGGACAAAAAGCTGATATCGATAAATGGGATCAGTTTTCAGAAGCATTTGATTGGAAGGGTCCCTGGACACCTTCAACACGATATAAAATCAACGATGTAGTTTCCTTCGGTGGAACTACTTATGTTTGTAATGAAGGACACCCAGCAGCAGCATCATTTACTCTAGGCCTCGAAGCAGATCAAAGCAAATGGGATTATTTTAACCAAGGCGTCGAATATCTTGGTGCTTGGGATGCTGATGCTCAGAATTATAAAGTAAACGATCTAGTTAAAACAGGTAATGGAATCTACATCTGTTTACAAAAACACACTTCAGATCTATCAAGGACCTTTGAACAGGATGAAGATTCTGGTTATTGGGCACAATTCTTAGAAGGATTACAGTTCGAAGACAGCTGGAATTCATCGACGATCTATCAACCAGGTGATATAATTACCTATGGTGGTTATGCTTATGTATCAATCACCAACCACAGCAATATAAAACCCACACAGGCAGTAACCGGAGCTCAGAACTGGGATTTATTTTCCACTTCATTTAAATTCCAACAAGATTGGAACAGCGGAACTGCTTATAAAGTCGGCGATGTAATTAGATTAAGCGGGTATACCTATGTGGCCATGCTCGATAACACTAATCAGAAACCGCCAAATCTTACCTACTGGGAACAGTTAAATCCTGGTATTCGTTGGTTAGGTCCGTGGGCCAATGGTTACGGATATGTGTTAGGCGATGCTGTAAGATACGGTCCTAACAGTTATATCTGCGTACTAGCACACACATCAGCAACAGCAACAAATAGACCAGACGTTGATATTTCAGGAACCTATTGGAACCTATTAGCCAACGGTCAAGAATCTAGTGTATTGACTACCCAAGGTGATATTGTCTATTATGGTGGTGCTGGTCCTACAAGATTACCTATTGGTTCAGACGGACAGGTGCTAGTTGTTAATAGTGCAGCAGCTCCAGAGTGGAGATATTGGGGCGAAGTTGATCAACTCTATTATGTCAGCCTAGATGGCACAGACGAAGCTGCTCCCGACTACGGTGTGACCTTAGACAAACCATGGAGAACTGTACGCTACGCAGCTGATCAGATTGAAAAAGGTGCTAGAAATCCAGAGTCAGCATTCCTACTAGAAATCAATCGTCAGTTTGTACAGAGAGAAACTGTTGAGTGGATTGATTATCAGATTACAAATAACATCAGCCCGTTTGTTTCTAGTTTTTCATACGATACAACTAAATGCGAACGCGATGTTGGATTGATCATTGACGCGATCCTTTGGGATATCCGACATGGCGGAAACGTGAGATCTAGAAAAGCCGCAGTTGAATATGTAACCAATGCTTCAACATTTTATGGTCTAGGACAAAAAGAAGAAACAGTGGCAGCTATCAATTATGCTGTTGACACACTGGTCAATACCTGTGTGTTATTAAACGCTGCTCCCGGTACAAACTATCAAGTTACTAACAGTGTGCCTGTAAATGACAGAATATTACAGATCATAGATTCAACATACACTGCCGAAGATTCAGCATTTACTGAAATAACGAATTTAAAATCGTTGATCACTACTGCTATTTCAGGCGGAACTATAGGAAATGTTGGCGCTGAAGTAAAACCACAAAGAACTATATTGGTTAAGACTGGTGTGTTCTATGAAACATTACCTATTATCGTACCTGTTGACACGGCTGTAGTAGGAGACGAACTACGCTCAACTAACATCAGACCAGCTGCCAGCCAGATCGACGCCACTGATGTACCTAAGAGCCTGGGTGCTCTTACAAGGATCAAAGCTATAATTTCCGATATCGTAGAAGGAAACTTGGTTACTAAAACAACAGGTAACGCAGAAACTCAAAGTCAGACTAAACCATTTGCTACTGCCACACAAGGCACACTTGCCGAAGATCTAGTACAAGATATCTATGATCACATCAATTATTATATCAACGCAGCAGGATCTGCCCCATCTATCGCAGGTGTAAACGCAGCGGCTACTGCCTACGATGTTTATTCTGCGATTAGACAACTAGAACTCAACAGAGAATTTATAGTAGCAGAAGTTCATGCGTATATCGCCTTAACATATCCCGCATACACCTACACATTAGCTGCTTGTGCTAGAGATGTTAACGAATATATTGATGCTATCAAACACGATCTAGCCTACACAGGCAATTATAGATCATTAACAGCAGCAGAATGGTATGTGAATGGTGTTACAGGATCTGTAACAGAAAACATGTTCTTAGTTAGAAACAGCACAGGTGTTAGAAACATGACTGTACAAGGACTAACAGGAACTCTAACAGGACCAAACGCATATGGAACTTATAGACCAACAGCGGGTGCTTATGTTTCATTAGATCCAGGTTGGGGTCCAAATGATGAACGTGTATGGATTACTACTAGATCTTGTTACGTACAGAATGTAACCACATTTGGAACAGCCTGTGTTGGTGCTAAGATCGACGGTGATTTACATAATGGTGGTAATAAATCCATTGTCGCCAACGACTTCACACAGGTTCTCAGCGACGGTATTGGCGTATGGTGTACAAACCTAGGAAGGACAGAACTTGTTTCTGTGTTCTCATATTACGGTCATATTGGTTATCTAGCCGAAGATGGTGGTAAGATACGTGCTACTAATGGTAACTCATCGTACGGTACCTTCGGTTGTGTAGCTGAAGGTGTGGATGCTACTGAAACAGCAATCACCGGTATAGTTAACAACCGTTATGAAGAAGCGTTAATTACTAAAGTACTGACCAGCGGACAAGAAGTACAACGAGTGGAATTTGAAAACGCTGGTATAGACTATACCGGAGGTGCATTTACATTCAACGGACCAGGAACTTCATTTACCACAGTGGGCGACGAAGTCCGAGACGGCGGCGTATTTGAAGTAAGATTATTAGACAACGACGACAGCTCTGGACAATTTGGTGGACTAGATTATCTAAGTTCAGAAAACGTAGCTCAAAGTGGTACAACATCATCAATCACGCTAGCAGCCACAGACGATCAAACTAGTTCTGCTTATATCGGCATGAGGATTTACATACAGTCTGGTACTGGCGTAGGTCAATATGGTTATATCAATACCTATAATGCTGGTTCTAAACTAGCAGGTGTTTATAAAGAATCAACAGGTACCGCAGGTTGGGAACATGTTATTCCTGGAACTACTATAGTAGCACCTGATCCATCATCATTGTATATCATCGAACCTAGAGTTACTGTAGCAGCACCTACTGAAAGTTCTCCAGCAGTCACTGGCGGACCATCGGGTGGAACATCTGATGCTGTATATGCTAATGTTAGAGAGACATTTACTAACATTTCTGCGTCCGGCGGTGCTGGTACCGGAGCTACATTTAATATCACTAGAAATGGGCAGACTTATACAGTTACCCTAAATCAAGCAGGACAGGATTATGCCAACAATGATCTATTAACGATTCTCGGTACATCACTAGGTGGTGCTACTCCGAGCAATGATTTGAGAATTCGAATAGAAACAGTTGACTCGACTCCAGGACTAGTCGTGGGAGAAATATTAACTTTCTCTTATGAAGGAAAAGGACGCGGTGGTAACTTTGTATTATTGCCAGCAGCTTCGAGCAATACTGCTTATTATTCAACTGACGGTCTTACATGGTCTACTTCAACATTGCCAACAACCGCAGTATGGACAGCGATAGCAGCTGGAGATATCAGCAATGTATCTTATGTGGTAGCATTAGGTTCAACAGGAACAACTACCGCTGCCTACAGTATAGATGGCGGTGTAACTTGGACTGCTTCAAACTTACCTCAGACCAGTGCTGTGACATCTATAGCATTTGGTGGCGGCAGATTTGTCGCAGTTAGATCAGACTCAGCAACACCTATCGTATCAACAAATGGAACAACCTGGGCGAACGGTGCTAATCCTCTTCCAACTAAAACAAACTGGCCTAGCATTACCTATGGTAAAGGTCGGTTCATGGCTGTTTCTACAGATACTGCTCCCGGTTCTGTGACTGCGGCATATAGCTTAGACGGAATAACTTGGACAGCATCAACAATTCCGGCAGTTGCTAATTGGAACAGCGTTGCATTCGGAAATAACATTTTTGTAGCATTGTCAACAGGCGGAGCTGTGGCAATAAGCAATAATGGAACTACATGGACTATAGCGGCGACCGTTTCTACCGCTGACGAAGTTGGCTACGGACAAGGTACTTTCGTAGCTACTAGTAATGGTTCTTCAGCAGCACATTATAAATCACAAGACGGTATAACTTGGACACAGGGAACTGCAGCGTTTACTACCACAGGAAGACCAATATTTGGTAATCCTAATAGGTCCCCACTTTGGGTAATTACAAACACTTCGGCAGCACCTTCAGCGTTGGTCACAGGAACTCGTGCGTATGTACGTGCTAGAATCGCTGACACTAAGATCGTAGAGTTTAGAGTTGTTGAGCCAGGCAGCGGATATAGCTCTGTTACACCACCGGCAGTGACAGTCACAGATCCAAACAATACCTACGAAGCACCACATACTGTGCGTGTAGGCAACGGTGTACTGGCTAACCCAACATTTATCACCAGAGGTGCTGATTGGGAAGTGGCTACAGGTTCTGTTGTCGGAGACGGCTACGCCGATCTATTCCAAAATGGCAGCTATGTTGACGTTAAGGGATTATATTCTATACCGGTACCAGGATCAAACGTAGAATTTACTAGTTTGCCTGGACAATTTTATAAATTAGTTACTGTTACACAACTACTAGGAGCAGGACCTTATACAGCTAGATTACAGGTAAGTCCTCCAATTGAGATCCCAGAAGCAGTTCCGCATGAGGATCCTTTCGAAATTAGGATCAGATATTCACAGGTTCGACTGACAGGACACGACTTCTTGGATATAGGTACAGGTAATTTTACCAGCACTAACTATCCAAATTTACCGTTGATTGATCCTATCCCGGCAAATGAAACCGTTGAAAGCAACGGTGGACGAGTATTCTATACTTCAACTGACCAAGACGGTAACTTCCGAGTCGGCGGTCTGTTTACAGTTGAACAGAGTACAGGTACTGCTACACTAAACGCAGATGCGTTTAATATCGCAGGTCTACAAGAGCTCAGCTTGGGCTCTGTTGAATTGGGCACAGGGGGTGCTACAGTTACTGAATTCAGTACAGATCCGTTCTTTACACAGGATTCAGATTCAGTTATTCCTACTCAGAGAGCTATCAAAGCCTATATTGCTTCACAAATTGGCTCTGGTTCAAGTACCTTGAACGTAAATACTCTCACAGCAGGACAGATATTTGTAGCTAGCGACTACATTACTACTACCACAGGGGGCCGTATCAACGTTACAGCTCCGATGAATTTCATTGGCGGTATTAATGGAGTCCCAGTAGCTATGAACTTATTTTTACATAGTTAATGGAGATACTAAATGGCAACAGGTAGATTAGGTGCTAACGATCTAGCAGCAGCTACAAATACAACAGTTTATACAGTGCCCTCTGACACATTTTCAGTGGTTACTTTATCGATCTGTAATCGAGGCAACCAAGCGGTTGCTATTAGAGTAGCTGTATCAGCTGCTGCAACGCCCACAGCAGCAGAATGGATCGAATACGACACAGAAGTATTGGGCAAGGGTGTTCTAGAACGCACAGGTATTGTTATGGACGCAGGCAGATTACTAGTAGTTTACTCTAGTGCAGCCAACGTCAGTGCTGTAGCGTTCGGCATAGAAACACCGACAGCATAAATATACATTGACAGGGGATTTACATGGGACGATATATCACAACAACAGGCACAGCGAATAACGTTATTCGTGAAGTTTCTGCGGCCTTCAATGCTTCAGTCAATGATCGCATTTTAGCTAACAGCGGTGGCGGTGCTTTTACAATCACACTACCAAACGTTTCTACGCTACTACTCAACGATACGATACAGATTATCGATATCGGCGGTGTAGCAGCTACCAACAATATCACGGTAGGGAGAAACGGTGCTAAAATTCAAAACATCAGCGACGATTTAACCATCGACGTTAATGGTTCGATCATTACTTTAGTATACACAGGTTCTACCTACGGATGGGTAGTATCATCTGCTTGATGATTTAAACAGGAAGAAACATGCCGACATCATTTAGAAATCTAGTATCGATCAAAGGAGACGGGATCTACGCTACTGAGGAACACCTCGAGCGTGGTCGCATCTGGGTCTTTACTCCGGGCAGTAACTATACCAACTATCAGATCTGTTGGAAAGCACCCGCAAGAGGTACAGCAGTCATTGAAATTTGGGGTGCTGGAGGATCCGGTGCTAAAATGTGCTGCTGCGGTGGCGGTCTTCCTGGCAACGCAGGTGCTTATTCTAAAAAAGCAATAAAAGTCGAATCAGGCTGTTATATCTGCGGAGCAGTAGGCCTGAGCTGTGGTAACGCAGATGCTATCTGTTTCCGAGGCTGCTCAGATCCAACTGGAGTAACATGGACAGGAAACTGCGGTGCTTCGGGCTGTATGTGTGCTCAAGGTGGAGCAGGTGGTAGAAGTTTCTGTACTACAGGATCATCATTATATTGTTGTTTTGCTGCCAACGGCTACTGTGCTCGTGGACCATACAACGACAACTGCGGAACAATCTGTAATTATTTTGGCGGCATCTGGATCGCCTGCGGTTACGGCGGCGACGTTAATCGCTGCGGCGGATTTTCATGTACAGCATTCTTAGGATGCCAAGGTCCATGTATTTGTTCTTATACCTATCATGTGGCAACACCTCCAGGGTACGTATCTAAATGCGGCGGCGTTGTGGTATTTGGTACAGAAAACAACAATGAATTTTCAAACTGGTCGGGCCAAGGTGCTCACCAACATCAATCAGCACTAAACGCACAGTCGCGCCAACCAACACACGGCATCCCATGGGCCTATTGTTGGGGGTTTGGAGGCGGCTGCGGCTGTTACGAAAACGAAGGTTGCTACACTTATGTAGGACCAGGATATCCAGGAATGGCACCTCATCCATGTGGCGATGTTAGAGACCACGCTCGACGTGGCGGACACGGTGCTATCCGTATTAGATTTATAGAAGGACAATAAGATGCCAACATCATTTAAAGGTCTTGTCCAAGCAAAATTACCGTTTATTGCCTACGAAGAAGAAAATCTCGAGCAAGGTCGTATTTGGGCCTACACTCACGGTAACGTCCGTACTAAAATGTGCGGGGAAGTTTGCTGGGTATCACCAGGTAACGGTATCGCAACTATCGAAATTTGGGGTGCTGGTGGTTCGGGTGCTAAAATGTGCTGTTGCGGTGGAGGAATCCCAGGAAACCCTGGTGCGTATTCGAAGAAAACTATCTGTGTAGCTTCGGGCTGCTTGATCACAGGATCGGTCGGCTTCAGTTGCGGTAACTCAAACGATTTATGCTTTAGGGGTTGCTCAGAAGCAACTGGTGTATGTTGGAGATCAACAACTACAAACGGATGTATGTGTGCCCAAGGCGGCCGTGGAGGAACAACTTATTGTTCAACAGGAACATCCTTGTGGTGCTGTTTTTATGCTGCAGGCTTCTGCGGCACAGGACCATTTAACGCTAACTGCGGTATTATCTGTAATTATGGTAGTGCCACAGCTTCCTGTTGTGCTGATGCGTTTGGCGGCGATGTAAATTCAAGAGGCGGATTTAGTCGTGCTAGCTTTTTTGGCTGTACACCTAGTTGTCCGTGTTCAACAATATTCCACGTGGCAACTCCTCCAGGATATTATTCCGACTGCGGTGGAGAAATTACCTATACCAACGAAGGTGACAGCGGACATTCTAACTGGAGTGGGATGGCTCTAAACGGATTTCTGTATGGTCTGAACGTAGCTGGTCGACAACCTGGCATGGGACTTAATCCCGCTCACTCGTGTTGGACTGGTAGCAGAACCTGCGGCTGTTACGACGGCAACGGCTGTGTTCAATTTGTTCCGCCCGGATTTCCAGGCCTGCCACCATTTCCATGTCCCGACGTTCGAGATCATGCTTATCGTGGAGGCCATGGTGCTATCCGTATCAGATTCGTACAAGATGGTACAGTAAGAGACTTATAAGAGATAAAATAATGCCTACATCGTTTCAAAACTTAGTTAGATCTAGAACTACTGGTAGAGTAGAAGAAAATTTAGAAACCGGAAGGATCTATGTTTTTACTCCCGGTACCATGTACACAAATTTCTGTAACGGATTTTGTTGGAACCCTCCGTCGACCGGTAAAGCGGTCATAGAAGTTTGGGGTGCTGGTGGGTCAGGTGCTCAGATGTGTTGCTGCGGTGGAGGTACTCCAGGAAACGCCGGTGCGTATTCGAAGAAAACTATCTGTGTTAGCACAGGCGATTTTGTTAGAGGCACAATTGGTAATAGCTGTGGCAACAGTTCAGCATTATGTTTTAGAGGCTGTTCGGACCCAACACAGGTATGTTGGACAGCCTGTAACAATACACAAAACAGTTGTATCTGTGCCCAAGGTGGAGCAGGTGGCCGCGGTATGTGTTCGACAGGAACATCATTGTTCTGTTGTTTTGTAAACCAAAGTCATTGCTATACAGGGCCATTTAACGACAACTGCGGTATCATCTGTAACTATTTCAACGGTATATGGATTGCTTGTAGCTACGGCGGCGATGTAAACTGTTGCGGTCACTTTAGTTGTTCTGTATTCTTTGGCTGCTTGCCACAATGTCCTTGCTGTTTCCAATATCACGTAGCATCGCCTGCAGGATTTTATAGCTGCGGAGCAAACAACGTAGCAGCGTTCGGAGCAGAAGATGACAACAGACATTCAAACTGGTCAGGTCAACCATTGATGCAGTTAACAAATGCGTTCTCTGCGATGCGTAGATCACCTACAATGGGTATCGGACATAACTATTGCTGGAGATCAGATAGAAAATGCGGATGTTACGAGATGCAGGGATGTATGCACTATGCTCCCCCAGCAACTGGCGGATATCCAACTAGCCCATGTCCAGGCGTTCGTGACCATGCTGGTCGTGGCGGCTGGGGTGCTGTTAGAATTAGATTCTTTACATAAATAGTGTTAGAGGAAGATTATGAGAAAAAATTTTACATTTTTACTACCAGATGAGCCATACAAAAACACCACGGCTCTAAACAAGGTACAGAATGCGGTCTACACAGGTCCGCGTTATTTCGCTATCTGTGTTATCGACGCAACAGGCGAAATCAAATACGTTGCTAGACGCGGAGAAACCGAAGCTGAATTAGATTTTGATAATCTTACAGACGACGATCCAGCAACTACTTTTTATAAGATTGATGCCGGTCAACATCCGTTCGCTGCGGCCTATCTTTTACACAGCTACGAAACAGGGGAAGTCCCAAACTTCGTAGATAATCTAACAGATGCCGACGGTAACACATGGTCCTATGAATATCATTACGATGATAACACAGGAGCGATCGGACAATGTTTTTATGGTCAGTCATTAAAATATGTTAACAATCAATTTGTTGGTCCTGAATACAGATTACATGCTGTAACCAAAGCAAGCATGATTGAAAATTATCTAAGAATGGCTAATCAGATTGAACAGAGTCTACAGGCTAACGACTACTCAGACGAGGATCGCGAAGCACTTGAAGAACATGTAGCATGGTTGCGTGATTTGGAAAGACGATACGCAGGAATCGATCATTGGAAAATCCCATTTTCAAATAATATACCAACATATTATTAAAAAACCATTGAACCAAGATTAGGTTCTGTGTTATTATTGTAGTGATACATAGTAAGACAGAACCTATTTTCTTGGAGTTTAAATGGAACAACGCTCTAAAGCATTTTTTCTAAACGGTGGTGCGGGCCGTATGTTATGTGCAATACCCGCATTTGAATTATACGAAAAAGAATCCGGCGATAAAGATTTTATCATAATCTGCGAAGGCGGCACTGATGTGTTCAAAGGACATCCTACATTAGACAGCCGCACCTACGATGTTTGGCATAAAAATCTATTCGCAGAAAAGATTAAAAATCGAGATATCGTGAGTCCAGAACCTTACAGAATCTGGGAATATTACAACCAACAGTGTTCAATAGCACAGGCATTTGACATTGAGATTAATAAGAAAGGTATAAGAAGTTTACCTAAACCCACCCTAGTCTTAAGCAAGGACGAGCTACTTACAGGAAGAAAGCTAATCGGTGATGTTAAGAAACAGCTGAAGAAAAGCAAGATCGTTATATTCCAACCTTTTGGTAGAGGCATACAAGTAGTTGATGATTCTCTAGTCGACCCTACTTCTAGAAGTATCGAATTCAAGGATACCAAAGCCCTAATTAAAAAACTTCAAGAAAAAGACTACGGCGTGATCTTAATGAGTGAATTTAAAATAGACTTTACTGATGAAAAATTCAAAGATGAAATCGCTATGCCAGAGAACGTTTCTATGCGTCAATGGGCAGCTATTATCAAATATGCTGATCATTTCCTAGGCTGTGATAGTCTTGGTCAACATTTAGCCTACTGCGTTGACAAACCATCTACTGTGTTATTCGGATCTACATATCCGATCAATGTATCATACCCAGACAGTAAACTTTTCACTGTGCTTGATATGGGCGAAGAAACTAGAGAATATAGCCCTATTAGAATTACTATGGATGAAAGAGTTGATAGAAAACACGAATCTATCATGGCCATGACTCCAGAAATACAAACGTATGTTGTAGAAGCTGTCCAAGGAAAACATAAAAAATGAACGAACCGAAACTTAATTCAGGCTGGATCGCAGCCATAGCACGTGGGCATAACGCAGGTGTATGCCTTTTTAAAGACGGAGAAATCGTTTTTTCCATCGAAGAAGAACGATTAACAAGGCAAAAGTATGACGGAGGTCCGTTGGCCTCTATGGTTAAAATACTCGAGTATACCGATAAACTAGATTATCTTGTAGTCGCTCACACACAAAAATTACAGGACACTGCTGGAAGAATTGATTTTAGCGGTGACGATGTCTACACAGGCCTAGCAAGAAAGCTAGGTTTGATCAGCCGTAAAGAGGACAATTATAATCATCCTCAAGTAGTTGATTTAAGTTTCATGCATCATAAATTACATGCCGCTTGTGCTTTTTATCGCAGCGGCTTTGACGATGCTGTAGCATTGATCGTCGACGGTGCCGGTACATTCATCCAATTGATGTACGGCAATGAACCTCTTTGGGTATGGGAAGTTGAATCAATCATTGACTGCGGCTATCCATCACAGTTTAAAACGCTTTATAAAAATTACGGCGCCAAAGAACCAGTCGCTGGAACACACATGGACCAGTGCCCATCGGATCAGTTCGGAGAAGCTGGAGATTTTCATGAAGCATGGCTTTCGGATAGAGCAGGTATAGTTAAGACCTACGAGGCTGTCACCGAATATTGTGGGTTTTCGTCTATCGAAGCAGGAAAAACCATGGGTCTATTTCCTTATGGTCAAGCCAACGATAAGATTCCTAAGTTGTTCGATTTTACTTCGAAGGTTCCGTTGTCTAATAGGAATCTAATCGTGCCTGCCTATCCATCTTCTTCTATCGTCAATAGTGCTTTGTTTGACTATCTTGACGAATTACCTAAAGAAGGCGAGGATGTTACCAAGCTACAGAGTCGCAGAGATCTTGCCTATGCTTGTCAGACACAGACACAGGAACAGGTTGTCCGCTTAATTAAAAAAGCAGTAGCACTAAGCGGAAAGAAAAATGTTGTAATCAGTGGCGGTTACGGTCTAAACTGTGTGGCTAACTATCATTATCTCGAGCAGCTCAAAGATGAAGGAATTAATCTTTATGTTGAACCGATCAGTAATGACGCTGGCACAGCTATGGGGGCTGGCATGATGTTCTGGAGAGCTTTGTCAGACAGTAGAGAAAAACAAAAGCTAGACACGCTGTACCTAGGCCCACAATACACTTATACCGAAAGAGAAATCAAAGAAAAAGTACAATATGCTGGCGGTGAAGTCTTAGATGCTACTAACAAAGATGTTGTTAAACTTCTACGTGAAAAGAATATTGTTACTATATTCCAAGGGCGTTCAGAAAATGGGCCACGTGCTTTGGGTAATCGTTCTGTGCTATTTGACCCAACTTTTGAAGATGGCAAGGACTTTGTAAACACGGTTAAACGTCGTGAATATTTCCGCCCATTCGCTGGATCTATCATACATGAACATGTTCATGAGTGGTTTGATCTACGCGGTATGGACGAAACTCCTCACATGATGTATGCAGTAAATTGTAAGCCTGGTGTAGCTGAAAAGATTCCGAGCATTATACACGTGGACGGTACTTGTAGGATACAGACTGTGAAACGCGACCAGAATCCTCATTATTACGATCTAATCAAAGAATTTTATGATCAAACAGGCATTCCTATCGTGTTTAATACTAGCTTTAATCTAGGTGGTGATCCTTTAGTAGAAACGCTAGACGATGCCATTGAAACGCTGGTAAAAAGTGATATAGAATATCTTTTCTTGCCTGAATATGGTAAGCTGATAAAGATAGTCAATAGCTAATAAAAACCCCCGATTTAGGGGGTTTTTACTTTATATAAAAATCAGTTAAATATAAGATAACACGAGCGTAACTATGACTGATTTTACCAAATATTTTGGCCCTGGAGTTAAGAATACACTGTTCTTAAAAAACGGTGTGAATTTTTACAACAGGGGCCCTTGGCGTCAAATTTTTGAAAACACTGAAATTGACAGATGGTATGTCGGTGATTTCGCTGCCGCACATTACATTGTTTCGATAGAATTTAATTCTCAGAAAAAAGAAACAATGTCCATCCTAGTAGTAGCTAGGCCCGATCAGGCCAGCTATACTATCTATGGCCGTGCTTCGATAGACGATCCACTAGTTACTGTTTCTGCTACGGTCAGCGACAGTTACCTAAGTCTAAAATTATCTCCTATAATTCCGGAATACGAAGGTGTTCGTGCTATTTACTTTGCTCAATATTTTGCTACCCTAACTGATCTAGATAGACCAGTAGCGCCGACTTATCTCGTTGATGAAGATGATCTCGGTGGTGGTGGCAGTGGTGGCAGTATACCCGGGGGCGGTAATTCTGGCGGCGGAGCAGATCTTTCTGCTATTGGTACTACATTAACTCCAACTGTCGATGGATCATTTGATGTCGGTATAGCTCTAAGAAGATTTAGAGATCTTTATTTAAAAAATACCATCAATATAGACGGCGCAACAATATCAAAGAACTCAAATGGCGGAATAGAGCTTCCAGAAACTACCACTGTCGGCGGCTATGAAATTAAGTCATTTGGCACTATTTCTGTATCAGGCGAAAATGATGTTGAAAGTATATCATTAAACGATAATCTAACACTTATCGCCGGCTCGGGGATGACAATAACCACCAATTCTTCAAATCGAAGTATTACGTTGGCTAGTTCTGGTGGCGGCAGTGGTGGCGGCGTATCTGCCAATGCGTTCGGTGCGATTAGTGTAGCAGGACAGTCGACTATTCGAGCAGATTCGGCATCGGATACTTTGACTTTTGTAGCAGGATCGGGAATATCAATAACTACTAATTCTACCAGTGATAGGATTACTATTACTAACACCGGCAGTTCTGGAGGAGGAAGTGGCACTGGCGGAACTGCTACAGAAATTATTGTTACCGAAGTAATCGATGGTATATATCCGATGGTAATAGCGGAAGGAACAGATACTATTACCGGACAGAGCCTCTATGCCAGTTCTGGTGTAACACTAGATGTTGTTACCAGCACACTTAATGTTACCGCAGCAACGGCAAAATGGGCGGACTTGGCAGAAAAATATTTGGCAGACCGCGCCTATGAACCAGGCACAGTCTTAGAATTTGGCGGCAGCAAAGAAGTAACATTAGCAGAAGACGCCACTCGGCGTGTCGCTGGTGTTGTATCTACAGATCCTGCGTTCGTGATGAACGATGAGCTAAGAGGAGAGACCGTTGTAAAATTAGCACTACAGGGAAGAGTTCCTTGTAAAGTTAGAGGAAAAATATCTAAAGGCGACATGTTGATTAGTGGTGGTAATGGTTACGCTAGACCGTCCACTGATCCTATATTAGGAACAGTAATTGGAAAAGCCCTCGAAGATTTTGACGGCATAGAAGGCGTCATTGAAGTTGTAGTGGGCAGATTATAACACCAATAAATACTAGGTAAAAATGACAGTAACTACAAAACAATTTAGAACAGAGTTTGGATTTAGAAGTCCGGGATTCTTGGTAGATCGAGAAGGTGATCTAACGGCATTAACTGTTACCACATCGAACATCAACTCAACTACGATTAGTATCGCAGGTGCTAGTGTTATCGAAGCAGGTAGGATAACAGAAAATATCAGAGACAGTAGTTTAGAAACACTAGGAATATTACAAAATTTAACAGTAAACGGAGATGTTCTTTTAAAGAAAAACAACATCAATCGTTTATCAATAATAAATGGCAGGGTTGTGATCAATAGCTTGACCACAGGAAGCATAGACAATGTCGATATAGGGCAAACAACTCCTGGCAAGGTTGATTCATATCAGATCAACCTTGTGGAAAATAATGGAGCTAGCGGTGAGTTTGTCGCAGATGGTGCGAACATATCATTTGATGCTGCCACTATTACCGGTACAGTGACCTATGTAGAAAATATTTCGATAAGTGCGGTTCCGACATCAGGAGAGCACGCCACTCGAAAAGATTATGTAGACAATTCAGTTATCGCATTCGCAGTAGCGTTTGGGGCCTAAGGATAAAAGATGGCAAAGAAAAAAATAGACAATTATACATTTAGACCAGGTATCAGTTACCTAGGTAATCTATATCCGGATGAATGGCAGAGCTTTAGTGATAATGTTCCTTTTATCAAAGCAGAGCTAACAGCATATTTAAATTATAGAATTGACATTGACACAGGTGTTAATTTATATCCTAATGCTGTACGTTTATTAGAAAATAATGTCAATTTTATCAAAGAAGAAGCTACGGCATGGATCGCTGCTCAAGTCACAGCAAGTGTTCCTGGATTCATTGGTTACACCTATGATAGTGCTAAATGTAAACGAGACATTGGCTACGTTCTAACTGCCTATATACACGATGTTCGTTACGGGGGCAATGAGGATACTAGAGTTGTTGTGGGAAAATATTGGATCAACGACGAACCACAAGTTGACGGTGACAGGCAAGCTGAAGTATTAACACACGCATTCATTAGAGATCTAATCACTGACTACATTCTGCCTCGAAATACATATACGCCGTTACAGGGTTCTGTAGCAATATACAACACAGCACCTTCAGCTGAAACTACTGCAGCATCTCGAATAGATACTCTAGCAGCGATCACAACCACAGTGATTGCTAATGGTTTATCATCTATGCCTGCTATTTCTTATAAGACAGCTCCTTACGAAAATTACACGTTTAATTCTGAAAAATGTCAGCGAGATCTCGGTTATGTTCTTGATGCTTACTTACATGATCTTAGATACGGTGGTAATGAAGAAACAAGAAAGACTATACAAAAATATTATGCCAACGGTGTTTTACAAGTTGATGGTAGTGGACAGGCCGAAGTCGAAGGACACTTATTTGTAAGAAACCTAATAATCAACAGTGTAATGCAAAATCAGGCAGGTGTAACACTATATCCCGAAGCTGTTCGATTATTAACTCTTAATAAATCCTATCTACAAAATGAAATCGTAGGGTGGATCGCAAACGAAATTACAGAAGCTACTAAGTGTGAAAGAGACATCGGTTATCTAATCGACGGAGCAAAATATGATATCGCACTGGGCACAAATTATAATGCTTTATTCCTAGGTCTAGCAGAATATAATTCTTTAGACAATGATTTCTTTGTTGTTGACACCATACAGAGAACAAAGGCAGCGATAGCAGCATTGCCAAACGTTGCTGCTAGTACTGCCGCAGTAGCAAGAAATAATTCTTTCTTTAACGAAGTTGTTGATATCATACAAAACGGTCGAGAAAGTGCTAACGAATTAATATTAGCTGAGCCTAGCAATGCTACAGCTAGCAGGATAGCGGCTAAAAATCAACTAATCGCAAACAAAAATTTCTTAGCTGCTGAAGTAAATGCGTGGGTAGCAGAACAATATCCCGATGCCGATCACGACCCTATCAAATGTTCTCGTGATGTTAAGTATGCCATTGATGCGATTTGTTATGACATATTGTATGGTGGAAATTCAGCGACCTACGATCAAGCTAAATTTTTCTTCTACGGTTTTTCAAATGGTGCGTCTGGCATCGATCCAACACATAGATTACAGACTGTTGCTGCCTATGTGCATTTAAAACAAGTCATTGGTCAGATTGTACAGAATCAATTTGTGGCAAAAACCACAGGAAATACCCTAACACAAAATCAAACTTTCCCTGCTGCTAGTTCTAGTGATGCTATTTTCTGTCAAAATCTAGTCCAGATTACTGCTGACGTTGTGGCAGCTACTACACAGACACAGGCAAACACTATTTTGTCTGGCATTGTTAGAACTGTACCTAGCATTACATTTGCTACATCGGCATTACAGACAGCATTTAATGCCATAACAACTGGTAAGACATCAGTTATCGATGAAGTTGTAGTGTTTAAAGGCTATACCTATGATTCGGCAAAATGTATTAGAGATTCTGGTTATGTTATTGACGCTTTAATCTATGACTTGGAAAATAATGGTAACGAAGAATCTAGACGGATCGCACAAAAATATTATATCGATGGAGTATTCCAAGTTGACGGTTCTAGGATTCCCGAGATTGCCAGCTATACATTCTTACAGAATTTAATTAAAGAATTTATTTTTACACGCCTATCTGCTGATTCATATCAGATAGTCTATCCCCAAATTAAAACAGCACCATCTGCTGAAACGGGTTCATATGCTAGAATAACCGAATTAACAAATATCTTTATCAACTTTTTAGAGACTGGACCTAGCTCGTTACCCGCAGTTTCACCAAGAACCGTGCCTTATCAAACTGTAGAAGAACAGATCGTAGATACTACTAAATCCTATGATTCTGAAGCTGGCACAATTATTACTACACTTTCAAACAATCTAGTTGATATAATAGAAGACGGTGAAGACAGTTTACCGGCTAAAGCATCGGCTGGATATGGTTTGATTAAATTCCAAGGTCCTATCAAATTAGAAGATCTTTTATTGATCACTAACACTACTAAAAACGTTGTTATATACAATTTTTCAAGCAACACAGCAGGCGGTAGCATTACTCCTGAATTTGATGGCGACGACGATTTTGTATCATTCAAGCAGACTACTGATAGAGTTATACATCTAAGATTAAACTCTGATACATCAACGATGGACGAAACAGATGAATTACAGATATTCTACGAATCTCCAGAGATGACTGTTAGACCCTATGACTTCGGTACAGATGCTATCGAACGTCACAGAGTCGCAGCACCCCAGTCTATGCTTGACGCTGACTTTGAATACGGACTACAACCAACTAAATGGCAGGCAATTGGTATAGCTAGAGGATATCCGTCGGTATACGAAATCCCTGGATCTGATTTCCAGGTTACTGCGATCATTACAGACGCTTCTTTTCCAAACAACGGTGTAGGTGCTTCCACGATCACAGTGACCACGGCTGCTCCACACGGTCTAAGTGTTGGAACTCCGGTTACTGTTGCTGGTTTAAATACAGCGATTTCTGGTATTAGCAGAGCAGAAGGTTCATTCGTTATTGTTACAACTCCTACAACCAGTACTTTTACCTTTTATGCGAAATCAAGAGTTGGCACTAGTTCAGGAACATCTCTATTAACAACATATACGCAGATTAGAAAAGGCGGATTCTATACAGGGGCATCGATTGGACTTCCAACTATTAACCTGTTGTCTAACGGTACTTCGGGATCATTTGTAACACAATATGCTAGTCCTGCTGCAACAGCGAGATTCGCAGTAGCCAGCGGAACTATTCCAAGTGTCGGATCTCCGATGAATACTGCTGTCGGCATCGGCTTTGGTGCTCAAGTCACTGCTGTCGTAGGTGCTGGAGGTATTGTAATAACACCTACGGTGTTAGGTGATTATGCTCCAACACTACTAGGTCTAACCACATTAACAGTAGCCAGCACCACAGGAATCGTAATTGGTTTAGGAGCAGATGATCAAACAGGATCGGCAACTTTTGTGGAATCTATCGCAGGCACCGATGTAACATTTACTAGACCATTCAGCGGTGCCATCATCGGCAATACAACAACATATACGGGCCTCGAAGGAACTAACGAAGTATCAATCGGATCTGCTGCGACATTTAACGTAGTTGGTAGTTCAGCCGGATATCTTTCTGTGGCTGTAAACAGCGGCGGATCGGATTATCAAGTTGGCGATGTGTTACGAATCCTAGGTTCAGATCTTAGTGGAACAACGCCAGCGAATGATTTACTAATAACAGTTGCTACAGTGTCTAGCGGTGCTATTTTAACAGCTGATGTTATCTCAGGAACTAGCGTTTTATCATCCCCAGATCAAACAGTTAATGGTGTTGACAATACATCTTACACAGCAACTAGTCCAGATAGTACACTTGGATCGAGTGCGACATTTGACATAACTAGATCAGGAACAGGGTTCAGTTCTGTTATTAATGCTGCAGGAACAGGCTATGTTAAAGGCACCGAATTCCTTATTTTAGGAACTGTGTTTACTGCTAATACTACTCCAGCCAACGATGTGACGATTGAAGTCACACAGACTACACAGGCATTTACTGGACTACTACAGAATTCTACTACATTATCTGGTAGCCTAGCACAATTTAATATAACAAGAGTAGGAGCTACCTACACCAGCCTAGTAGTATCATTTGCCGGCAGCGGTTATGCTTTAGGTGAAATAGTAACCATATACGGCACACAGCTAGGCGGTAACAATCCAGAACACGATCTACAGATCCAAATTGATAACGTAGGTGGTTCGGGAGAAATTGTCGCAGCATCCTTAGTCAGCGGACTTTTAGCCAATGATGCTGCTCCAGGCGTGATTTCTCAGATTACCACCGCAGGTACTGGTGATGATCGTATAACTGTTAATAATGTTCCGGTAGTTATCGTGCCCGGTTCAGGTATTAACGGAGAATTTACACTAACAAGAACAGCTGGCGGATATACCGATGTTGTTATTACCGATGGCGGTACAGCCTACTTGCCAGGTAATAGGATTAGAATACTAGGCAGCGACCTAGGCGGAGCAAATACCACAAATGATGCTATCGTTTCTGTAACTTCGGTTAATCTGTCAACAGGTGCTATCACAGCGGCCACAGTAACAGGAACTGGTGTAACTGGTATAGATCTTGATTTATATTCATCAGTGACTGTCAGTGAATTTAACACAGCCACTATCGCATCCGGCACGTCATTGGGTTTTGGAACATTAGCAACCCTACAGATAATTTTCCAAGAGCCGCACGGAATTCCTCCAGGGGGATCATTTATCGTAACAGTGAGTTCAGACAACGGATCAAACAATCATGCGTTGGCTAATGGATCATTCTCTGCTACACAGATTCCTACCAGAAATACTATCACATTCCAAGCTAGATCCCCAGGTATCATAACTGGAGCACCAATTACTGGTGTAATATATCCAAGACCGGACAGCTTCTTTACACATCGACCATTTGACGGCGGTGTACAACTAGGTACAGGTGGCCCACAACACGGTGTACAGGCCATACGTCAGAGTAAAAAATATATTCGTTATCAGTCTGGTAAAGGTGTCATGTATACAACTGGTGCGTTATTTGCTCCTAGCTATGATGTGTTGACTATTTTAGCCACAGACGTCGAAGTTGGTGCTACTATCGAAATTACTTTAGGTGACAACGACCACGGTCTACAACGGGGTGCTGTGATACGTCTTAGCGGAGTAACAACAGGCGGGTATGATGGAGACTATGAAGTAGACGAAATCGTCACTGAACGTACATTTAGGATCATTGCCACAAAGCGTGTTGGTTCGAGAAAACCTACACTGAGTTTTAGCTGCCAAGTTTCTACACTACGGTGGAAAGGTGCTGTCGTTCGTGCTGGAGTATTCGACGATCAAAACGGTATTTTCTGGGAATATGACGGTCAAACATTATGGGCTGTTCAAAGAACATCGACTAGACAATTAGCCGGCACTATTTCAGTTAACGCAGGCTCTAATAGAATAACAGGTCTAAACAGCCGATTCAGAGATCAAGTAAAGGCAGGCGATTCAGTGACCATTCGTGGAATGACTCATATAGTCACACATGTTGATAGTCAGACTTCGATGACTGTTAACCCCGATTATCGTGGTGTTAACAATGTATCTAATGCCAAGATGAGTTTGATTAGTGAGGTAAGAGTTAAACAATCAGATTTCAATAAAGATCGATTAGACGGAACCGGACCGAGTGGTTACGATCTCGATATTGTCAAGATGCAGATGATCGGTATTCAATACAGCTGGTACGGTGCTGGTTTTATTGATTTCATGCTACGGGGATCCGATGGTAATTATGTGTTTGCCCACCGTATGAGAAATAGCAACGTTAACACTGAAGCGTATATGCGTACTGGTAACCTTCCTGTTCGTTATGAAGTTTCAAACTATGGGGCTACTAGCAGATTGGTTTCTAATCTAAGTAATACTGGAACTGAAGTATTTTTAGAAAGTGTAGCAGGGTTTCCGAATACTGGTATAATCTACGTCGACAACGAGATGATCGCTTATACTGGATTAGACACTGACCTTAACAAGTTAACAGGCTGCTCTAGATCGGCACAATTAGATCTGTTTATCGCAGGTGCTACTAGAAACTTTACCGCAGGAACTGCCGCCGATCACTCGACAGGCACCGGAGTTATATTGCTAAACAACACAACGACTCCATTAATTAGCCACTGGGGTTCTGCGTTCTTAACAGACGGTCTATTTGACTTTGATCGTGGATACATTTTTAACTATGCGTCTACTGGTATTAGTGTTAGTACAACCAAATCAACTGCTTTCTTGATCCGCTTGGCACCTAGTGTTTCAAATGCCGTAGTGGGCGACCTTGGTGAGAGAGAATTGTTAAACAGAGCTCAATTGTTATTGAAAGAAATCGCTGTTACATCTGATACAGGCACAGGTGGTATCATCGTTGAAGGTGTATTGAATCCTCAAAACTACCCATCTAATCCCAGTGATATTATCTGGAGCGGACTATCAGGCGTTGCTTCTGGTGGACAGCCAAGCTTCGCACAGATCGCCCCGGGCGGTTCTGTAAACTGGGGCGGTGGCGTAGCACAGCCAACATCGACAGCTACTGCTCTGAATACAACTACAGCCAACGTAACAGTACCGAATAAGACAGCATTTAACAGGTCGTCGGGGTCATCTTTTGTGTACGCTACACAGACCAGCTGGAACGCATCTGGTGCGGCTGCTGGATTCGCTATTTCGACCACAGATACTAAATTCCAATCTGGAACAACTGTGTCCTCGGTCGCTACAAGTCCAAGCCCTATCGCTACTACGCTGGCTTCTCAGACCGGATCGATGTCTACATTCTTTAGATCCTTTAGTACTACATTTGCCCAAGGGAACGGAGTTACAGCTACATTATTCTTTAATAACCCGGGATATGCGCCATTCCCAGTTAACTCACGAATTACAGTATCTGGCGTACAGCCGAATCAATACAATGGAACTTATCTTGTAACAGGTTCTGGTAATAACTTTGTTCAATTTAACTCGACAGCCACTGGATTTAATAATAACGGAACGATTTCTACTGCCTACGTCGCTGGTCAAACTTCGTTGAATATTACAGAAGCTAGTTGGAATGCCATGACCAATCCTGTAACTGCTACCGGGTTCTCAGTGACCTCAGCATTTCCAGCAAGTACTACAGTAACAGCAGTATCGGCTGTACAAGGAACCTCACCGAACAGATACTATACTGTGACGATGGACCAGGGGTTGAGTTCCGATCTTCCGCTAAGTTCGCAGACGATCAACACAGCATTTGGCGGTGCGAGAACGACCACAAATAATTTATTCTTTACCGCAGCCAGTTGGACAGCACTGCCCGTTGATGTTCCTGTAGTAGGAACACTAACTAACGATTCTGGTAAATTTACTGGCGGAACTACGATCACAAGCATTAGCAGTTTACGGACTTTTAATTCAGTAGGCTATTATTCAGTGACGTTTAGCAATAACTGTATTGGAACACTTTCTGGGTCCGAGAACATAACCTTTGATACAATTCCATACTACACATTATTCTTGAGTAGGACTACTGCTTCGGCAGTCAATGCTAATAATACAATAACAATGTCACTGTCTCAAAATACCGCAGTTACAAACTTTGTTTATTTTACACAAGCATCGTGGGAAACGCTCGTTAGCACCTATTCAGCAGGTGCTGGTACGGAGGTATCTGATGCTAAATTTGCTGCTGGTACTCGAGTAGCATCGGTTAGTGCCCTACGAACATTCGGTGGTACTGGTTACTATACTGTAACGTTCACCCAGACATCGAATGCTGTGGTAGCAGGAGCCAGCACGATAACATTCAAGTTTGGACAACCACCATATGCCCTGCCAGGCGAACAGGTATTCTCATTCATCAGCTTACCAGGAAATTCAGACCAATTGGATCTTTCAGAACTCAAAGAATTGACTAATACTACACTGGGCGGTCGCGGAACCTTTCCAAACGGCCCAGATGTTTTAGCTGTCAATATCTATAAGGTTTCGGGGGCTGCTGTTAACGCCAACGTTATTTTACGTTGGTCTGAAGCACAAGCCTAAAAGGTTGACAAACAGACTCGTGACTGTATAATTACAGCATGAGTCTGATTTTTGTTAATGGAACTTTCGATATTCTTCATCCCGGTCACGTCGAACTTTTAAATTACGCTAAAAGTTTAGGTGGCCATCTCATGGTCGGGATCGATTCAGACGAACGAGTACGACAACTAAAAGGACCACAGCGTCCAATCAACAACCAAAAGCATAGAGCATTTATGCTTGAAAATTTAAAAGCAGTTGACGAAGTTGTTGTTTTCAATAATGATGTAGAACTTATTAACCTAGTCGCAGCCTGCGACATTATGGTCAAAGGCAGTGATTATATGGGCAAGCCCATAGTTGGTGACATTGTCTGTGACGAAATCGTATTTTTTGATATATTAGATGACTATTCAACAACCAAGATCATACAAAATATTGCTAATCGGTGATGACTGTGTTGATGTGTACCAGTATGGTACAGTTGATCGCATCAGCCCAGAAGCACCAGTTCCGGTGTTTAAGTTCGAGTATGAAGAACGCAAGCCGGGCATGGCAGGCAATGTGGCCCGTAATCTAGAAGCCTTAGACTGTGAAGTAAATTATCTCCACGGAGAAACTTCTACAAAAACAAGACTAGTAGACATTCGCAGCAAACAACAGATCGTTAGGATAGATACTGATCTAATATCGCCACCGATTGAATTCGAAACTGCGATACCTAAAGTTTATGATGCTATCGTTATCAGCGACTATAACAAAGGAACTGTTTCCTACGACATAATCGAAGAGGCAATAGCTACAAGGATTCCTGTTTTTGTTGACACGAAAAAAACGGATCTAGAAAGATTACAAGGTGCGTGGGTTAAAATCAATGAACTAGAATATAGTAAAATAAAAAGCGAATGCTCGGGACTTATTGTTACCCGAGGAGGCAAAGGGGCTAGAGCAGTATTTCATGAGTTTTCTACGTCTGCCCCCAGCGTTGAAGTTGTTGACGTTACCGGAGCAGGAGATACATTTTTAGCAGCCCTCGCCTACGGATATCTAAACACTAACAATATTAAATCAGCTATGGAGTTTGCCACCGTAGCTGCGAGTATAACAGTACAGCATGTAGGATGCTATGCTCCAAGATTAGAGGAAATAAAATGACACAAAGACTAACAGGTAAAGTTGATAAGGGCTGGGGCTTTGAAATAATTTGGGCCACCAATGATCACTACTGCGGCAAGATTCTAGTTTTTGAAAAGGCAGGAAATAAATTTTCTATGCACTTTCATAGAGCCAAAGATGAAACTTGGTTCGTAAATTCTGGAAAATTTAAACTACGTTGGATTGACACCCGAGACGCTAAAATCTATGAACAAGAATTAAATGAAGGCGATACGTGGCACAATCCACCACTCCAACCTCATCAGCTGGAAGCAATGACTGACGGTGCCATGATATTTGAAGTCAGCACAGCAGATTCAGTCGAAGACAATTTTAGACTAGCTCCAGGAGACAGCCAAAAATGATTTTTATTGTTGACATCGATGGTACTATTTGTTCTATGGAATTTGACAGCAACGGTAATGTAGACTATGCTAAAACAAAACCTTACATGGATAGAATAGCTAAAATCAATCAGCTATTCGATGAAGGTCACGAAATACATTACTACACAGCACGTGGGTCACGTTCGGGGATCGATAGGACTGAAATCACGCATAAACAGATGAACGACTGGGGAGCAAAGTATACTAGTCTTCAACTACGTAAACCACACTATGATGTATGGATCGATGATAAGTCTGTTCATCCGGAGCATTTTTTTAAATGATAGTCGTAACTGGTGGAGCGGGATTCATTGGCTCTAATATTGTTAAAAGATTGAACAGTCGATATGTCTCTGATATTTTAATAGTAGACGACATTAATCAAGATAAAGAATCTAACTTAAAAAATTTAACATTTACTGATATAATGTCAACTGATGATTTTTATGGTAGATTCAATCATTGGTTAAAAGTGGAAGCTATCTTCCACGAAGGAGCGATATCTTCCACTACTGAAAAAGACCCATTGAGGATTGATCAATATAATCTACAACCTAGTTATTGGTTAATTGACCAAGCAGTACAGAATAATTTATTTTTATCCTATGCTAGTTCAGCATCGGTATACGGAGATAGCAATACTTTCCAAGAAAATCAACCGCTGATGCCCAGATCTTTATATGCTTCTAGCAAAATGAGAATAGATCAGTATGTGTATTCGACACTATTAGATTATCCGGGTGCTCGAATACAAGGGTGGAGATATTTTAATGTATATGGCAACAATGAAAATCACAAAAAAGATCAGGCCAGTCCTGTGACAAAATTTAGACATCAAGCCGAGACCACAGGAAAAATCAAAGTATTTAGAGGCAGTGAAAACTTCCAAAGAGATTTCATCTGTGTTGATGATGTAGTTGATGTTAAATTAAAATCTTTTGATTTAAATTTTAATGGGATTTTTAACCTAGGAACTGGTTCTGCTGTTTCATTCCGACAGGTAGCCGAAGCAGTGGCTGAAAAATATTCAGCAGATATAGAAGAAATTGATTTTCCTAGAGAACTAATAAATCAATATCAAAAATACACCTGCTCAGACAACACAAGGTTGTTAAGTATGCTAGGAGATTATCAGTTTAAGACTGTTGAATCTTTTCTTTCAACGACATAATTTTCTTCTCGATGTCGATTCTTAAAGATTTTAATTTGTTTCTTTCTTGAGAAGTGTTTGAAAGATTTGCGATAGAATCTGTTGAAGCATCCATCGATCGTGCCTGAGACACAAATCTTCTATAAAGGCTATCAAGTTCTGTGTCTTTGGTTTCTTTGATCGCTTTTTCGTAACGACGACAGTCTTCTATGAAGTTTTTGCTTTTAGTAATAGTCAGTTTCATAAAGAATTTCCTATCAATAAAATAGTATCAATTTTAGTTTTGATAATTTTATCAGTCAGGGTATTTTTTAATCCTGAATGTAGACCTTTTGGCAGAACGTCTATTGTTGACCAGCAGAACGTTTGATCAGAAGAAGGGACGAATTCTTCTTCGACTAAGCATATATAGGTTGAAAATTCAAATCCCTTATCTTGGCTAAGATATAATTCTACAGGGACCAGTCTTGCGGGTTTTCCGTAAAAATGTTCGATAATCTTTCCAGCATCTTCAACTACGGATTTTTCTCTGGCAAAACTAGGAACAGTCCATTTGAGATCTTCTAGAACCATTAGAATTCTAGAAGTTTTTTTAGACATAAACAGGATTCCGGCATATTTCTGCATGCCTTTATATATCATCCTTCTAGATCAAAACTCCAATATCCGGCAGTATATTCTCCCTCAAAAGATTTTAACCATTGATTGTCTTCCCACTTATATTGGATTCCAGTTTTGAGATTTTTTATGTAATAAGTTCCAGTGTGTTCGACTGTGGGATCAAAAATGATATTCCAATCGTCGCCATCCCATTCGACTATAGAATTAGCAGGAGCTACAAAATCAGTGTCGTCAGAATTCTTCCACGCATCGGCACCGTCCATATTTGATATTGAACCTATATCTTCTAATATTAGATATTTCATCCCTGTTAGTAGATTGCTTCTAGGATCAAATGTTTGTGGATTTATAATAGCATTGATGATCAAATCTGTTTGTGGTTCCGAATCTGAATCAAAATCTACTACTAGGAATTGAGAATCAACTTCGTTGATAGTAAATGTTCCTACTAATTCGTAACCACTAGGCTGTAAAAATCTTATTCTGCTGATACCAGGACGGTACTTTCCATATTGAGGAACGATCTTGTTCCAATCAATAACCGCTCCACCTTTTCTAGGTATATCTAGGCCGCTTTCGACAACAGCCTCGTTGGGATCTAGAGCACTAATATAATAAGAACCTGTCTCAACGCCAGTAACTGTTTTCGATGATAATAATAAAACTCCAAAATTTCCAGGTGTTGTGATTACAGATGTAGTTTTAATATCTTTGGCATCGGCGGGATCATTAAATGCTAGTTCTGCTAACGGCTTTAATTGACCATCATCGTCAAACATATTCATGATAATGTTTTGTACCACGCCTAGTTTCTTGACTTTAACTGGCGGACTGATGTAAATTGGCATTTCAAAATCTAGAGAACAGATATCTATATCTACTTCTGTACCTTGTGGAATAGATCGTGAAGTAAATGTAGAAGCTACTAGTTCTATTACACTAAGACTGGTCCAATCTATATAGTTGTCTGTGGTCTGTACTTCTAGGCTAGGATTAAACAGAACCATGATTTGTTCTAACAATTGAAGTTTTTGATCGGTATTGCTGGTCCATATGTCTGCTCGCATACTCAGCTTGAATGGAGTGGGCATTAGGCGTTCTACTGTATAACCTCCGCCTTGTGTATTATCGTACACTGGCTCTCCTGTTTCATCATCAAATGATTCGTAGGACCTTCCTCTAATGCTGATCTTGCTAACATAGCTAGCATCAGCTAATCTTGCTCTATCTAGTTCTATACCAGTTATATAGCAGGCGATTTTAGGAACGCTTGCTAATTTATTTTCAGAATTTTCTTTGATAATCTGTGCTACCTGTTTTGTTAAATCTCCGTAGGCAACAGGCACCTGTTTCAGTGTGCCATCACCGGATTGAAATTTAAAACCAATAAAGATCCTCATGAACTGAGTCACGTATCTTCTTATCTGGCCATCGTAGAAAAAATCCATTATTCGTCTGCCTTAGGTCGTAGTGCTTTGCTCAAGCTCTGTTTTTCTTTAACCAATTTGCCGTCTATCATACGTTCATTAGTGTTATTGATAAACGTGCCTTTTTGGTTTTGTCTTGTATCTCTGCCTTCGAATCTTTCTCCAGACTCGGTGTCAGTAGTTCCTAGATTACTCATTGTCATGCGTACATTGTCTTCGTACTTAACCCATCTGCGGCCATTGAATCTAAATAATCTCTTAGGAAAATAATCTGTACGTAGACAAAATTGTCCGTCTACAGGATTACCAGGAAATGTAATACCACTAGTGAACGGAGCCCCATTAGGTGTTGCTCCATCTTCATGATAGTTTTGATACCCGTCTTTGGTTGGTGTAGCGATAATCACGCTAGCATCTACACCGCTGCCGTCATTACTAGCTTCGATATCGCCGGTATCAGTAGTGACTAATTTAACATTTCCTTCTTCGTCCAACGGAACGGTATAGTACATCGTAGTATCGTAGCCGCTCTTAGGTGCGTCTGACTCTGCTTGATCTAACACCGCTTCTGTGATTCTCATCTCAGTTTCGTAGGTGCTCATTATGTCACGTAGAGTTGTATTAGTGTCCTCGCCAGAATCATCGGCAAGACCATCTAGTATCTGTTTGAATTCCTGACTGTCAACTAATGGAGTGCATTTAGCACGATATAAGTGCGGATACCAAGTCGATGAAAATCCTTCTGCTGCCCTGTTAACTTCCTCAATAACATAGAATCGTTTTAAGGCAAATTTTAAATCGTTGAGTGCGTGGTAATCTTTTAGATGCGGCAATTCTATGACATCACCTGCGATCAATTTTCTTCCTAATTTTTCTACGGTGTCATTGATATGGAAAGTGATAAAGATTGTGTCGTTTTGTAAAAATAATCCAAACTGTGTTAGATTAAAGTCTAGATCTGTTATATTGTATACACCTCTAAGAATGTACACATCGGGATCATATTTTCTATCTCGATTTTCTAAAAATAAAAGATCTTGTATTTGTAGCTCAGGAATTCCGCCCGAATATATAGGTGTAGTAGGCGTACTAGCACCAGGTAATGGATCACCTGGGCCTGCATATTTGTGTACTAAAACATCAACACCGCCTACCTGGAACATTTCCCAGACGGTTTTATCGATAAATTTGTAATCATTGCCCTTTTCTGGGCGATAAAGCGAAAGTCTTGGCATAGTCATATATTTACCGCTACGATAAATACTAGCATGAGCCAATTAGATCAAGAAAAACAGAAGGTGTTTGACTACTGCCGTTTAATGCTAGGCGACGGCATGGTTGACGTAGAACTAGACCCGCAGCACTACGAAACGGCGTTTCAGCGAAGTCTAGGAGTTTTCCGCCAGCGTGGTGATAATTCTGTAGAAGAAAGTTTTGCTTTCCTAACACTCTCAGAAGATCAAAACGAATACATTTTACCGCCCGAAATACAGGTTGTTAGAGAAATATATCGTAGAAGTATTGGATCTAGATCAGGTGGTGGAAATGGTGGTACTGTTTTTGAACCGTTCAATCTAGCCTATACAAATACCTATCTTTTGAGTTCTACAAACATGGGAGGTCTTTTAACCTACGAACTTTTCGCAGGCTATCAAGAACGTGTAGGTAAAATGTTTGGTAGTTTTATACAGTTTACTTGGCATGCCCAATCTCATAAATTAACCATACATCAGCGTCCTAGAACTGACGAAGAAATCATGCTTTGGTGCTACAACACAAGACCAGATGTGGCGATCCTTGTTGATACCTATGCTGGGCAATGGATCAAAGACTACACATTAGCTAACTGTAAAATGATGCTAGGACAGGCACGTGAAAAATTTGCTCAAATTGCTGGCCCACAGGGCGGTACTAGCCTAAACGGTGCTACACTCAAACAAGAGGCACAAGCCGACATTGATCGATTAACCGCAGAACTAGTCAATTATGTCCCAGGTCATGCTAATGCCGGTTACACCTTTGTAATCGGTTAATTCTTAATCGTTGACCTAATATCAAAAATCTGCTATAATATCTTTATCGTTAGGAGATATTATGATTATTGGAGTATGCGGATTTATCGGCAGCGGTAAAGATACTATCGCTGATTACCTAGTTAATTTTCACGAATTTAGACGAGAGTCATTTGCCAATACATTAAAGGACGCAGTAGCAGCAGTTTTTGGTTGGGACCGGACTATGCTAGAAGGGCGTACTAAGGAAGCCCGAGAGTGGCGAGAGCAAGTGGATCCATGGTGGGCAGCTAGACTAGATATGCCTACACTTACTCCTCGATGGGTCCTTCAATATTGGGGTACAGAAGTTTGCCGTAAAAGTTTCCATGACGACATCTGGATCGCTAGCCTAGAAAATAAAATCCGTAACTCCAAAGATAATGTAGTGATATCAGACTGTCGTTTCCCTAACGAAATAGCCAGTATTAAAAACGCCGGAGGAATTGTAGTACGTGTAGTTCGTGGTCCTGAGCCTGACTGGTACCAAGATGCAGTAGCGGTAAATGCGGGTCCTAAACACATGAACTGGGCGTTAAGCAAGGACAGGTTAGCACAATTTAAGATACACGCTTCAGAAACTGCTTGGGTGGGAACTAAGTTCGATGCTGTGCTAGATAATAACGCTGATATATCAGATCTATTTGAAAAACTTGAAACTCTGATTAAAAGTCAGCCACAAGATCGCCTTGTTTCCACTTAATGCCTTCTTTGGCTAGAACACGCTGGCAGTTAGCACATACTGTTTTAAGATTCGATATTTTACAATTATCTAAATCTTCATCAACGTGATAGACTGAAAAAATCTCAGGGTGGAGCGACTTAAAGCCGCACTTATCACACTGATTTTTCTTACGATACCCGGCTCTATGCCACCTAGGTATTCCGTGATATTTTCCATGCTTTAGACATATTTCACATAGGGATCTATAATAGATCTTTTTTCCCTTGCGATAATTAATCGCAGCAAGCCTATATCCACATTTACAAAGGGGTCTCATACTAGTATTTAAAGATATTGGACCTTTTTCGCCCCTTTTCCTATGGTTTAAATACAGTGTTTTTTGGTTTGCCGAATAAATATTAATACAAGATTTAAACCATCAGGAGATAACGGAATGGCACTAAATTCACCAGGCGTAGAAGTTACAGTAATTGATGAGAGTTTTTATACCCCAGCTGAAAGCAGCACAACTCCATTGATCGTAATTGCTACAGCAGAAAACAAATCAAACGCTAGCGGAACAGGAACCGCACAAGGAACACTTGCCACCAATGCTGGTAAAGTGTATAAAGTTTCTAGTCAGAGAGAACTTGTTGATTTCTTTGGCGTACCATCATTTAAGAGAACAATTTCAGGTTCGCCTATACACGGCGGCGAACAGAACGAATACGGACTACAGGCTGCTTACAGCTTCTTGGGGTCAGCTAATACTGCCTACGTCGTGAGAGCAGCAGTAAACCTAGACGATCTAACAGCAAAGTCAGAAACTCCAGGATCCGAAGCCACAAGCGGCCAATGGTGGCTAGACACTCAAAGTACAAACTGGGGTATTTTTGAGTGGGACTCTGCTCCTGCTAATTTATCAGGACAGAAATTTAATAATAAATCTCCTATCGTTATCACCGCAGAAGATACAGAAAGCCTAAACGGTAATGAACCAGCCACAGGTGTTGGTCGTGTAGGCGATTATGCTGTTGTAGCGGCTTCTGATGTTATTAGAATCTATTACAAAGGCAAAGATTATACAGCAGTAGGAGAGCCAATTTCTTGGGAACTATTAGGAACCAGCGAATGGCGTAAGTTTTGGCCTGCGTTTACAGCAGAAATCGACGGCCATTCTTCTCAAACTACAGGAACAACATTTGTTATCAATGGTGTACAGATCAACGTACCAGCGTATACAACAGTTGAAGGCATGGTAACATTGATCAATAACGCACTGATACAAGGTGTTAGAGCAGCCAGCGTTAACGGGTTTGTAACTTTATTCATCACAGACACCACAGACGACATGGTCGGTGATTCTACTGGCAGCAATGCTATTGTTTTACAAGACGGGTCAGCTACAATCTCTACACTGTTTGGCATTGCGGCTGGAACATATTATGGTCCAGAACTAACAATGTCTCCACACACTCAAGTTCCACAGTGGAAATCGAACGCAGCTATTGCCAGACCAAGTGGTTCTATCTGGGTTAAGACTACAGATCCTAATCTAGGTGCTCGTTGGAGAATAAAGCGTTGGAATTCTGCTTCAAAATCTTGGTTAGAAGTAGCTGCTCCTTTGGCAGCAAACGCTCAAGGTGCTATCTATGGTGTAAACAAAACCGGGGGCGGATCAAGCATCGATAAAGATACTGTGTATGTACAATACAACTATACTGAAGATACTGGCTACGACAGCACACCTCAAACAGCTAGCTTCAAGATTTTCGTTAGAAAAATCAAAGGTGCTACATCAGTAACATCGGATACTATTGGTGCGGGGACATTTAGCGGAACATACACTTTCAGCATGAGAGAAAGTCTTGTAAACAGTTCAGCCCTTTCAAGTCCTGTATCGATATCGTTTACAGCAGCAGGTACTGGTGCTGATGCTAATACATTACGCCAAGCTATTAACAACTCCGATTTAGTCAATGTTGAAGCCACAGTAGTTGATGGTAAACTAACTATTACTCACACATTAGGCGGTGAAATTCGAATCATCGACGGCGACGATCTATTCGCAGACGCTGGTTTTATCGAATATGATATCACTGATGCTACCGGCACAGCTAATTTTTACGGTTCGCCTAGCGTTAGCAGTGACTTTGATTATGTAATCAGTAATTACATACCAATGTCTGGAACTGCTACAGGATATGTAGCAGCAGCTGATGCTCCATTAAATGATCCTGCAGACGGACAAAGATGGTTCAGCAGTATCATCGACGAGCCAGATATTATGATTCATAACGGTTCGGCCTGGGTCGGATATCGATACAGCGGTAGTGGCGGAATCTCTACAACAGCATCTCCGTTCTACTCTAACGGAACAGATCAACTAGGCCCAATCGTTTCTACAACAAGACCATTAGTACAAAACGATGGTACAGCACTAGTAACAGGTGATCTATGGATCGACACCAGCGATCTCGAAAACTATCCTGTAATTTACAAATATCAAGATGGTTTAACAGACCAAACAGCAAACAATTGGGTATTAATAGATAAAAAAGACAGCACATCTGAGGATGGAATTATATTTGCTGATGCTAGATGGGATTTAAATGGCGAATCAAAAGATCCAGCTACTATCGTAGACTTGTTGTCTAGCGACTTTGTTGATTATGATGCTCCAGATCCTGACTTGTATCCAAGGGGAATCTTGTTATTCAACACACGTAGAAGCGGATTTAACATTAAAAAATATGTAAGGAATCATGTCAACACAGCTAGTGACAACGGTCGCTATGGTGATGAATCGATGATAGATTACGAACCAGCACGTTGGGTATCCGATTCAGGTGAAGAGTTTGGTCGAAAGGCACAGCGTCAAGTTGTTGTAACATCACTAAAAGGATTAGTGAATTCGAACAGAGAAATTAGAGAAGATGAAATAAGGAATTTTAATCTTATATCATGTCCTGGATATCCTGAACTAATTCAAAATATGATCGAACTCAACATTGACAGAGGTACTACAGCATTTGTCGTTGGTGATTCACCTTTCAGACTAACCTCTGAAACCAATACATTAAATGATTGGGGATTAAATCTAAACAGCGCCACTGATAACGGAGATACAGGACTAATAAGTGCTGATCCGTATGCTGGCGTATTTTATCCTTCCGGTTTAACTAGCGATAACAGCGGTAATACAATCATGGTACCAGCAAGTCACATGATGTTACGTACTATTGCGTTGAACGATCAAGTAGCGTATCCTTGGTTTGCTCCTGCTGGTATTAGAAGGGGCGGAATCACTAATGCTACTTCAGTCGGTTATCTAAACGGTCGTACAGGTGAGTTTGTTCCAGTAGCTTTAACAGAAGGACAACGAGACACTTTATCAACAGTTAAAATTAACCCACTGACTTTTTTCAACGGAGTTGGATTAGTTAACTACGGTCAAAAAACTCTAAGTGCCGGTACATCAGCACTAGATAGAATTAACGTAGCGAGATTGGTAATTTATCTACGCAGCCAGCTAAGTAAACTCGCTAAACCGTTTGTATTTGAACCTAATGACAAGTTAACAAGGGATGAAGTTAGACAGGCTGTTGAAAGTTTATTGCTAGAGCTTGTAGGTCTACGTGCTATCTATGACTACGCAGTAGTTTGTGATGAAACAAACAATACTCCAGCAAGAATTGATCGAAATGAATTATATGTAGATATCGCAATTGAACCAGTAAAAGCAATCGAATTTATCTACATACCATTAAGATTGAAGAACACAGGAGAGATAGCAGCGTCAAGAGCGTCTTGATAATTGGGGGATAAAAATCCCCCGATGTCAAGAGATAAATAACATTATCCGGAGCATAAGAATATGGCAATTTCAACACTATCAAAATTAACAGTACCTCTAGCAACAGACGCTTCGTCTAGTGCTCAAGGCCTGTTGATGCCCAAGCTAAAGTACAGATTTAGGGTCGTCTTACAAGGCTTCGGGGCAAATGGAACAGTAGCAACTGAATTAACAAAACAGGTAAATGACATTACCCGACCTAAAATCAACTTTGAAGAAATCGAACTTCCAGTTTATAATTCGAGAGTTTACTTAGCGGGTCGTCATAACTGGGAACCAGTTACTCTAAACGTCAGAGATGATGCAACAGGGTCTATACAAAGATTGTGCGGCGAACAAATCCAGAAGCAGTTCGATTTCTTCGAGCAGTCTGGGGCAGCGTCAGCACAGGACTATAAATTTACCACATTAATCGAAGTACTCGACGGCGGTAACGGAGCACAGACACCTAACGTGCTAGAAACGTTTGAATTGTATGGTTGTTTTGTACAAAATATCGATTACGGCGATTTAAACTATACATCAAATGAGCCAGCAATGATCGCTCTAGCAATGCGTTACGATAATGCGATCCAATACAAAGGCGGCGGCATCGATGGCATTGGTAGAAATATTGGTGCTAGAACAGTCGGTAGCCTAGCTACAGGTAGTTAAGGTCTTAACAAAAAATCAAGCCCGGATAATCCGGGCTTTTTTTATCACTAAATAATATTATGGCAGACCAATTTACACGATTCCTTCAAGGTGCCGGGCAAGGCATTAGTAATCCCAAAGGCAACTTAGGTGATTTTAGACACGCGGCTAGATTATATCTCGATAATCAGTTTTCTCGCGCCCCTAGAACGAAATTCCTTTATCACGTTCAATTTAATATAAACACGCCGGCCCTTGCTATTAGTGACTTTGCTAGAAAACATGGCCCAGCAATCAATATGTTAGTCAAGCAAGCTGATTTGCCTAAAGTAACATTTGAACACGACGTAAAAAATGAATATAATAGAAAAAGAATAGTCTATAAAGATATAAAATATGAACCACTAAATCTTGTGTTCCATGATGATAATTTAGGAATCATTAATGCGTTATGGGCTCAATACCTGTCATATTATTCCTCCGAAAGAGATGGCGTCGCGGAAGCATGGAGGCACAGTGGGAATAATCTGTACGATAAGACAGTCACGCCTCTCGACGGTAAAGAATCGAAAGTGGAAAGTTATCGGTATGGTCTGGATGTTGACAAAAGTAAGGCCGGTGTTCAGGCATTTTCTGGGCCTTTTTTTAGCTCTATTACTCTTTTTACATTAAGCCGAAAGAAATTTAATTCTTACTCATTAATAAATCCACATATTTTAAGTTGGAATCACGGTAATGTTGATCAATCGTCTAATAACGGCACTATAGAATCGACTATGAACATTGCTTATGAAACAGTTTTTTATGGTACTGGCTCTATAGTTAGAGGAAATGTTCCACGAGGTTTCGGAGATTTATATTATGATGCTGTACCTAGTCCGCTGACCATCGGGGGAGGAACATTAACCAGTGTGTTTGGTCCTGGCGGTCTTTTTAATTTTTCCAGTGGAATTATTGATAATGCTAAAAGCATTTACGGTGATCGAAACGTTCAAGGTGAAGTTGGTGGCGGCAACTTGTTTACATTAGCCAATGCTGTAAAAGCAGTTAATTTTTATAAAAGTTTACGCAGCCTAACTCCACAAAATCTTATAGCAGAAGCTACAAATATTCTATTAACACCGCAGGGAATTCAAAATGTGACCAGCGGAATACCAGGAGTGTCTTTTGGCGCATCTAATGCTCCACCGGCTACTCGATTCCCAACAAAGGAAGCTCTACCACTCGGGTTTGAACGATTTAATAATCCCACCCGCCTAGATTAAATTATGAATGATATTTTAACTAATTTGCCGCCGACACAGTCTACTGACAGTGCAGATAGAACTAAGGTCTATCTAAACAATTACAGAGAAACAGGTGAAGAATATCTTAGCGCCGATGTTGATGCTACTGTCGGTTTTTTGACAAAAAGAGGATTTGCCCTAGAAGCCGCTACAGTTAGTGGCATGGTGTTACTTCAGCAGGCCAAGAGAGATGGAATATCGGCACTGACCTTATTAGAGACTTTAGGATCATTACAAAATTTACAGTTATCTGCTCTTGTAGCTGAAATATTAAATCAAAACAGATCACAGACTTCGAGATTAGGATATCGGTCCTCATCAACGGCTAATCAGATTAAACTAAGAAACATCAGAGCATAATGGTTAGATTTGCCCAGGGAAAATTCGAGATGAAAAATCCCGACAAATACATCGGGAAGAAAACACCATTGGCTAGAAGTAGTTGGGAATTTGTTTTTATGAGGATGCTTGATGAACATCCAGGAGTACAGAATTGGGCCAGCGAAAGCATACAGATACCCTATAGAGATCCGTTAACAGGAAAGTATACCATATACGTTCCTGATTTTTTTATAGTCTACAATGACAAGTCCGGAAAGAAACACGCTGAAGTAGTTGAAGTTAAACCCAGCAATCATACCTTTCTAGAAAAAGTCGGAAAAAGCAGATATAACCAAGAACAGTATGTGAAAAATCTAGCCAAGTGGGAAGCTGCCACTGCTTGGTGTAAACAGCAGGGGATCCGATTTAGAGTAGTCAACGAAGAAGATATTTTCCACAAAGGCTCAAAACGTAGATAAGTATTGTATGACTAAAAAACTTGAAGAATTATTCAATCTAGAAGATTCAAAGGCTGTTGAAGCTAAGATCCCTGTTATCGAAGAATCCAAAGATGAAGTCCGAGATCTCGAAAGAAGTTATAGAGAAGTTGATGCTATCGCTGGTAGATTACCAGATATAGCTGATCTAGATACACTAGGGGAAAATGAGCTTGACGCACTAGCGAAAAAAGCCGAAGACGCCTATGACGATCTAATGGATCTAGGCATGAACGTAGAAGTACGCTACAGCGGACGTATTTTTGAAGTAGCTGGTACTATGCTAAGAAACGCTATAGATGCCAAATCTGCTAAAATTGATAAAAAGTTAAAAGCCATAGACGCTAAACTTAAAAAGTTAAAAATCGACAAAGATGCTGGAGATGATGACGCTAACAGTATGTTAAGCGGTCAGGCATTTGTGATCACTGATCGCAATGAGCTCTTGAAGAAACTCCAAGGAAAGGAATAAATACTGATATGAAAACATTCAAAGAATATCTATCCGAAAGTAAAAAAACCTACGGTTTCCGTATTAAGGTCGCTGGTCCATTGCCCGAAGGGTTTGAAGAAAAAGCCAAATCTAAGATGGGCAAATACGGCTGCGGAAAATTTGAAAAAGTAGCTACTACACCTATACAAAAAACAGCTCTAGAATTCCTAGATCTTACCAATGTTGAAGTAACAGTGTTTGAGTGTGAATGCTCATATCCAGTGACTCCGCAACAGGTACAGGTTGATGTACACGAATCTACAGGCGTTTCTAACACACACCTACGTGTAAGAAATGTTAATGATCCATTCGAACAAGCAGAACCCGCAGACGAACCTACAGGTAAAGCTCTGTTAAATGACAGCGAACTCAAAGACAGCGAAAAGATCAAACATAAAGAAAATTTTGGTAACGAATTTACAGCATCGTTCCTAAAAGATCTTGCTAAAGCTAGCAAGGATCGAGTAAAAGAAACAAATCAGGGCGAATATAAAATGCCCAAAGCACCTAAACAAGACAAAGCAGGCACTAAAAGTGCCCTAGGGAGTTAATATGGATTTTAAAGCTATACTAGAAAAGATGGCCGAGCTGGAAGCCAGCGAGGTATCAGAGGAGTGTGGCATGCCCATGTCAACACCCGCTGCTACTCCTACACCTACAGCACCGCCATCAATGAGCATCAATTTAAATGCTCAGGGATTAGACAATATCGAATCATTGATGAAGTTGATCAATAAGGTCAATCCTAGCATGACCCCAGGCAGCGATACCAGTGAGCCAACATTGCCGATGTTGAAACCAGAACCATCGATGGCTTCTCTTAGAGATAAGCTACTACCAAAAGCACCTTCTGCTATGGCAGACAACGATATTGATCCTACAGATGATCCTATGTCAAAAGTAGATTCTGAAGAAGAGTCATTTGCTAATACACCAGACGGTGGCAGTGATCCAGAAATCAAACCCGTCAGTGCTGCGATCCCGAACGGCGACGATCTAAATCGTAAAAAGAGCCAATATCCTGCTACACAATTAGGCGACAATCCTATGGCTGTGGAAAGCATTAAAGCACAATTAGAAGCATTACTAGCAGAAATCAAAGCAAAGTAATCGTTTAGAAAATCCAAATAGGCTCTTCGGAGCCTATTTTTTTCATTAAATAAATGTATGGCAAAATCATTAGACGGTAATCTGATCAAGAAAGCCCATGCTCAGATCAAATACACGCTCGAAGAAGTCAAACATCTAGAAGCATGTATGGATCCTGTAACAGGGCCTTTGTACTTCTGTAGAAACTTTTTAAAGATACAACATCCGGTACGAGGATCGATTCCGTTTGAACCTTACGAATATCAAGAAAGGCTGATACAGGCCTATCATGAAAACAAACAGTGTATCGCCATGTTACCACGCCAGATGGGCAAGACTACCTGTGCCACAGGTTATCTATTATGGTATACGATGTTCGTTCCAGAAGCACAGGTGCTGATCGCAGCACACAAATACGAAGGTGCTCAGGACATCATGAATCGTTATCGCTATGGTTATGAAAATTTACCTGATTTTATCCGTGCTGGTGTATATTCTTATAACAGGAATACTATTGAATACGATAACGGTGCTCGTATCCAAGCAACCACAACTACTGAAAACACAGGTCGTGGTAAATCGCTATCCTTGATTTACTGTGACGAGTTTGCGTTCGTTCAGCCGCCAGAGAAAGCCAAAGAATTCTGGACTGCCTTATCACCTACACTGTCCACCGGCGGTAAATGTATTATCACTTCAACACCAAACTCAGACGAAGATCAGTTTGCGTTGATCTGGACAGAAGCTAATAAAAAATTCGACGAATTTGGTAATGAACAAAAATTAGGTGCTAACGGATTTTGTTCATACTTCGCCCACTGGGCAGAACATCCGGATCGCGACGAAGAGTGGGCTAAAGTAGAACGTGCTAAAATCGGTGACGAGCGTTTCCGTCGTGAGTTCGATTGCGAATTCTTGATTTTTGATGAAACTCTAATCAACGCAGTAAAATTAGCAGAACTTAAAGGTGTTGAACCTAAAATGACTATGGGACAGACCCGTTGGTACAAAGAAATCAACCCCCATGCTACATATCTTGTGGCCTTAGACCCTAGCCTAGGCACAGGCGGCGACTACGGTGCTATACAAGTTTATGAAATGCCATCTATGGAGCAGGTAGCAGAATGGCGACACAATCTTACACCTATACAGTCGCAGGTCAAGCATATGAGAGAAATCTTAAAATATATTCAGGACCGCGCCCAGGAACTAGGCGGACAGCCGCAGATATATTACAGCGTAGAAAATAACACGCTGGGAGAAGCAGCACTGATCGTAATACGAGATATTGGCGAAGAAAACTTCCCCGGACTTTTCTTAAGCGAACCGATACGTAAAGGGCATGTTCGAAAATTCCGCAAAGGATTTAACACCACCCATCGAACCAAAGTCACTGCTTGCAGTCAGTTAAAAAATATGCTGGAAACCTACAAGATGAAAATATACAGCAAACCTCTAATTTCAGAATTAAAAACATTCGTAGCCCATGGTGTAGGTTTTGGGGCAAAAACCGGAGAACACGACGACCTAGTTTCAGCTACTTTGTTAGTTATACGCATGGCCGCAGTTTTATCCGATTGGGATCCACAGATCTACGAAAAAATGACAGAACGTCTATCAGAAGATCAGCTACCTATGCCCATTTATGTAAGTTCTATATATTAAGATAAATATAAACATGGAAGATAATATCAAAAGTGTAAGCACTGACCTTTTTTATAAAATAAGAAGCCGCTTTTCTGGCCTAAAATTAGGTTCAGATCTTGGTGAAGTAACCATCAATCCAGAAGAAGCTGTCTTCTTCGATTTTGACTACATGGAAGGCGAAAAGCCTGTAGGACATGTTAGCATCAGCCTAGCAGAACCCGGAAACATGAAAGTCTATTATAGTACAGGCATTACTGAGAATATGGATGCTGTACAAAAAGATTCGTGGTACGATTTCCTAAGAGGACTTAGAGAATTCGCCAAACGTAGATTGATGAGTTTTGACACACGTGATATTACTAAAGATAATCTAGACCAAAGAGACTTCAGTTTCTTAAGTCAATACGCGACTAACACGCCCGTCGGAGAGGGAATTATGAAAGAAGGAATGTACGGTACTAATAAAACCAGTTACCAAAAACTGGAAAACACTAGATTGATTATTAAACATAATCATCAAGTAGATGAAACCAGCCCAGGTGCTAGAACTAGAAATATTGGTGCTATGTTCATCGAAAACGGCGACGGAGAGAGATTCAAATATCCGTTCATCCACCTAGCAGGCGCTCGTGCTATGCAGAGACACGTACAAGAAGGTGGCATGCCTTACGATGATATCGGCAAGCACATCATCGGGATCAGTGAAAAAATCGCACACCTAAAGAATTTTGGAAATTATGTAGTACGTAACGATCTTATGAACTCCGAAACTAATGATATCGTTTCACGTGCCCAAGACACTCTAGACAATCTAAGAGAAACTGTTAAGAAACTTGCTAAAAAATCTCACTACGAACAATTTAAATCTCAGTTCCAGGCAGAACAAATTTCCGAAGTTCCGGAAGAATTTATCGAAGACCTAACTAACAAGTTTACAGTAAAGAATTTTAAAGAAGACATCAAGGCCGCATTTCCTATTATCTATAGCCTGATGCAGACCAAAGAAGATATACATTATGACGACATAGTCGCAATGACCCAACCAACCAACGAAGAAGTAGAACTTGACCTAGAAACAACAGAAGAGTTTAACGATCCATTTACAAAATTTGAAGCATGGGCTATGAATCTAGGCGAAGACAACGCTATTACCAGTCAAGACGAAGATGAAAAGGCAGCGGCTGTTGACAAGCTTCAATCATTAGTTGGTGAACATTTCCCAGCAGGTGTAGATGGACAGAATGCTATCAGCAGCCTTAAAGGCATCATTGACGATCCAAGACTAGCACAGGAAATCAAATCAGCAGCCAAAGAAGATGCTGATACTTGTGTACGTCCACTAGTATATCAATGGTTAGAAAATAATGCTCCTGACGTAGTTGGAGAATTAGATTTTGGTGATATGGATATGCCTGCTCAAGAAGAAGTTCAAGAAGAAGCTGACTCTTTAGAATCAAAGGTTGCAGAAATTCTAAGAAAGTTTGACGAACAAATGAACGAAATTGGCGGTTATGGCGATCCAGATCAAAACAAGATTGTTGAATTATTAAAACAAGGCGACTGGGACGGTGCTACCGAAGTAGTATGGTATGCTTATGGTGATCAAGACGGCGGCGAACTTCGTAACATGGATTCTTATATTGAAGATATCGAATACGAGTTCAAAGAACTTGCCCAAGGTGGCGATGAGGACGAAGGCGGAGAAACTGATGATAGTTATGCTCTAGCATCAGCAGGTCATGGTTCAGACGAAGACTATGGAGATTTTGGTAACGAATACGAAGCCAACGATCCTAATCACCCAGAATATGATAAACAAGATGACTACGATTTACCTCCTAGTATGAGAGGAAAAGGCACAGACAAATATCGTTTACCAGACACTGACAAGCATGACGACAGGCACGCTAGAGACTTCCGCAAACGCTCTGGCCAAGAAGAATCCGTGAATGTTCAAGAAGTAGCTGAATTTATGTTCAGCGGATATGATCCAGCACAACAGACATTCCCTAAAGGTCCAGAAGCAATGTGTACGATGGTGGGTAAAAAGTTCGGACCAAAGGCCGAATCAGTAGCTCGTCAATTTGTAGAGCGTATGGCTCCGAATCAAAACACACAGGTTCCTCAGGTAAGTGAACTAGCACGTATCAAAGAACTATCAGGACTATAATAATCGCTTAATAGGCAAATTGGGCACTTCGGTGCCCTTTCTCTTGACCAATCTTATCGATCCATGATTGTCTACCACGAGTTATCAGCGTTAATATATACAGTTGCTGATTATTTCAGCAATATAACAAAATGGAGATTTTTATATGAAATCGATCGTAGTATTAACTGCTGCCCTTTTCGCAGCCACCACAGCATTTGCTCAAGCACCTGCTAAGAAAGAAACGGACAAGGATGTAAAGACAGTAGCACCTAACGCTTCTAAACCTACAAATGCTAAAGCAGAACCAACTGCTCCTGCTAAGAAAGAGGACAAAAAGAAAGACGCAGCTAAGAAATAATCTGTGTGTAAGAAAGGGTCCTAAATTAGGGCCTTTTCTTTTGGCGAAAAAATATTTCAGAAATATCTTGCTTTTACTAAATAAATCACGCATAATAACAATATGCGTAAGGCATACATTTTAAGGCATATTAAAGGAGGCAATTTAAAATGGCAACATTAGCAGAAATCCGTGCGAAACTTCAAGAAGCACAATCACGCCAAGGCGGCGGTTCAACAGGCGGCGGCGACAACGCAATCTATCCACACTGGAACATGGCAGAAGGTAAAGAAGCAACTATTCGTTTCTTGCCCGATGGCGACTCATCTAACACTTTTTTCTGGATTGAACGAGCAATGATCAAATTGCCATTCGCTGGAATCAAAGGTGATACTAGTAGTAAACCAGTACAAGTACAAGTACCTTGTATGGAAATGTGGAACGAAACCTGCCCTATCCTAAGCGAAGTACGTGGTTGGTTCAAAGACAAGAGTCTTGAAGACATGGGCCGTAAGTATTGGAAAAAGCGTTCATACATTTTCCAAGGCTTCGTTGTTAAGAATCCTATCGCAGAAGATACAACTCCAGAAAATCCAATCCGTAGATTTATCATCGGACCTCAGATCTATCAGATCATCAAGAGTGCGTTGATGGATCCGGAACTCAACGAACTGCCAACTGATTTCTCACATGGTGTTGATTTCAGAATTGCTAAAACTAGCAAAGGTGGCTATGCGGATTATTCTACATCTAAATGGAGTCGTGTTGAACGTGCTCTTGGCGATGAAGAACGTGCCGCAGTTGAAGCACATGGTCTTTTCAATCTAAAAGACTTCCTACCAAAGAAACCCACAGACGTAGAACTCAAAGTTATCAAAGAGATGTTTGAAGCATCTGTTGACGGAGAAGCCTATGACATGGATCGTTGGGGCCAGTATTTCAAACCAGCAGGTATGAGTCAAGCAACAGGCGATCCTGTAGCTCGTCGTAATGATGACCTTGCCTCAAGTGAGGATGACGAACCAGCAGCAGCACCGGCACCAAAGGCAACGGCAGCACCAGCAGCACCAGCTTCAAGTGGTGACAGCAACAGCAGAGCACAAGACATCCTAGCGATGATCCGCTCACGCCAAAGCCAATAAAAAACGATAGGAGGGGTTCATCCCCTCCATTCCATTTCTGTGAGGACTAAAAAGTAATGACAAAAGCATTTGATATTTCAAAGTTTAGAAAAAGCCTCACCAAGAGTATTGAAGGTCTTG